GCCGGGGGCGGGCGCGGCGCGCCGGGGGGGGGGGGGGGGGCGCCGGCGGGGGAGGTGGCACCAATTTGAATGTATGTAATAAACCTTTCCCACCTTTTTCGTGATTTTCTTTACACCATTCATCGTTTACGAGATAATAAAAGTTAAGAGCCAATGGATCGGTGTATTCCGATTTGCTTAATCTATATGGGTCGCGTGAACTAATTAAATATACAGTTGTGGGTATTTCACCTTCGCTTTGTATTATAATAAATATTTGATTTGTAAACAAATATACCGCATATGCACTCTTATTCCCATGCATAACCTTAGAAATTTTATAAGCATATCTAAAATCAATAATAATTTTAACGGGAATTAAATAACCACGATCCGGGGGATTATAGAAAAAAAAACTATTATTTATCGAATTGAACATTAATTGATTTTGTATACTCCCGCGGTTATTACATGTAGTAGTTGGTTCTTTCAATTTAAATTCTGTCAAGATTTCTACATATGGCAGCAAATATTTACTTGTTAAATTTACACTTTTAATAATTGAAGATGATGAATAATAGTCTACGTCGCATATAGTTTCATCGGTTTTTGCCGAAACACTAATAATTTTATCGAGTAAAACATTTAAAATTCGTGTATCGGTACTTTGCCAAGATTCTCCATCGAGAGAAAACCATCCATCCAGATCTTTTTCATTTTCAAAATCACTAACAAGTAAAAAAGGTGGTGTTTTAGATCGCAACGAAATATTTTTAGCTCCGAATTTCGTTTGTAAATTGTAAACCCCACTTCGGTCATAGACTAAAACTGGATACAATATTACACCACCTTTATCAGCAAATAGAAGTTTAAATATAAATGAACCGCGAAATTTTACAAAATAAATGTCTTTTATATCCGATAGATTAAACTTTTTTAATATGACAGATGGTCGTGGTCCCTTTAATAATTCAGTCACATGTTCACCATAAGACATCGCTGGTGGTAGTCGGCGCGTATTTTCAAATATAATAGCGGAATATTTGACAGTTGCATTTACACCCTCTCGCGTGTCTAATGGAAATATCGGTGTATATCTAGGTTGACCACCTCGCCTTATATCTGATTCATTCTGATTTTTTATAGTAATATCCATAAATGTAAGCTGTTCGTCGTATTTTAAAATACGGTTAACAACTGATGTATTTGATGCTGTTGTATAAAACAAATTTTGAGTATCCTTGTTAAATACAAATGAAAATAGTGGTAGAAATGTGCACATCTCTTATTAACACGTGTTATTTAATTTGTGCTGTTATTAAACACAAGACCACCGAGTCCGTCTTTAAACTTGAATATGTTGTGTGTTATACCGTAAAGAGAAACGTTCGTTGGTTCTGAAGTTTGGCAGTAGAAAACCTTGTCTATGATTCTGCTCGCGTTGATGTGCCCATCTGGAAAATCATCTTCTGGGTTGCTACAGAATGAGTAAGTGTACAGGTTATTCACGGTGGGTCTCCGTGAATGATAGTTGTGAATTTGTATTGTGGACATGTACTCACCGTCAACGTCGAACTTTTCGTGTCCGTTTAGGTACATTGCCATTCGTTTCAGTGTACCCGTGTCCACTTTGGCTATAACCTCTGAAAGCAGATTCAAAAAATTAACTTTAAAGTACCCATTCGTGGGTAAAACAACCTTTTGGATTTGTTTGATCATGTATTGAAGACTTCGTGTTTGTAGAAGTGCTCGCTCGTCGTCGCTTATATACACATACTCGGTCAATATAGATGGACTGAACACCTCTGGGTAGTTGAGTGGAATTGTGTCATAGAGATACGAACTGTTGCCACTGAGTAAATTGATGAATCGGCCGTCGAAAAATCCACTCGCATAATCGTCTCGAGTTAGAATGCCTTCATCTGTGTCCTGTAGCACATACGATAAATCTACTGATGTTTCTACTGTGTCTAGTTTGTATATGAAATCACCGATTGTGTACAGATACCTCCCGTCATACACAACATCTTTGATGAATGTGGGTGTAGAGAATGAAATCTTATTCTTGTAATCCTGCATAGACGCGAGTCGAACAGTATAGAGTTTATTGACATGCGTCGAGTTTGCCGTGTACACAGCCCCTCGTGTATAAAGAGATGTTGATGACCCACTGGTCATTTGGTACATCGAGTCAGTCCCAGAAATTGTAATCAAATTTGAAGTGTTTCGAGGCACAAAGTAAATTTGGTTTCCAAACTCAACCGACGAACGGTAGTCTTGAGCCGTCTGGTAAGGTATTGGTTTGCGAATATACGACTCGGGTTTGTGAAACGATTTGTATGTGTCAAGAATCCATATGGTTGTACCGTCCCCCGGTGCAAAGTAAATAGAATCCCCATCGAGACGAGACGTGTACACCTTTCCGAAATATGGTAATGACGTTGATACGAATGGTACATTGTTTTGATTGTACAAGAGAAATCTGTTCGTGCTCGTCAATGTGTAAAGGTTTGCGTTGTACATGAAATTTGGTCCCAGTGTGTAATCTTGTATAAATTCAAACTCTGAATTTGTAGTCAATACACCATTCGTCAAACGAGATATGGATGTTGCATTCGACATGTAAAACGTTCCATTGTCATAGAGTATACTTTCATACGGTGGAACCTTGTAAGTAGTTGGGTTTACTACACCCGCAGTTCTGTCTAAAATTACTATGCTATCATCGTATGCTATTGCTACATTTGATCCGTTGACATCTAGAGCAACTTTCGAATTTGACGTGGGTGATGGCGCGACGAACCGCAGACTGGTATCATTTACAAGTTTGTAAATTCCATTTGTAGACGTCATGAATATCTCAGCGAGCGTTTCATAGTTGAGACAGTCAAAGTTGTTTGAAGTTTTTATATAATTATAAGAGCGTCTTGAATAGTCAAACTTCAAAACACCATTTGGACTTGAGAAATAAATGTTCGAAAAGTATTTTTGAGAAGAATCGAATATTGCGCCATTGTTATATACAACCAAACTGTTCGAAACCGTGTCATAGTTGAATATGTTAGAAGCTTTTGTGATTACTATGTACCGCCCATCGAATGATGCACCCGAAAATGTGTCAGTGTTATCCGTGTACTTGAATTTATTAACGTGAGTGGTAGACACGGTAAATCCAGGTTGGTAATATGAGGGTGTATTTGGTGTCATGGTTGGTAAATAATCAAACCGATTTGTAGTCATATCAAGAGAAACTATAGGTCTAAGTGGATCAGTTGGTAAGATGTAAGCAGTGTTGCTGTACACTTGAACGCGTAGTGGGTCTATGGATGGTATGTTATAAGTTAGAGTCTTGTATGTTCTGCTACTTCCATCTATGTAGGCAAGGATTGCATCATCTGTGTTTATACTCGGGAGATATGATAGATATTTTGAAACTATACCAACTTCTTTGAACATCCAAGGCACATTTTTATATTGAACGGGATTGGCAACCTGACCTGTACCAAACGATGAAGCGTTGAATGTCATGACATTCCCACTGACGGCTAAAATCATATACTTTGAACCGTCGTAATATGCATTCTTGAAACCCGGGTACTGTTCATTAGAGAACGTGTAGGCTTTGTACGATTCTGGTTTGCCAATATCTGAAATTTTTTGTAGATTTGATTTGATAATCGTGTTTGAATTTGTGAAAATATACACCGAGTTTGCGTATTTGACTGTTGATAACATGGTGTATGGCTGTACATTAGTATATGTGTCTTGTATACCAACACTATATATTGTGTTTCCGGTTAGTATACATATACCATCACTCAAGGAAAACATGTGTGCATTTTGTAAATTTGCTTTTAGACTGTTTGTAAACCGAATATTCGTATATCCCGAGCTGTCATATTGTTCATTGAACCGCCACAGATTAGAGTAATTATCGGTAATCATGTACATGGTGACTATTGGGGGAACACCTTGATGTATCATTGCATCAATGTTTCCTATATTCTTATTCACCAGTGGGAATGATCTGATTGGTGTTGAATAGCTTGTCTCGTTTTTATACACAATGAGGTTGCCAGTTTTATACATTGGGTTCTCGTTGAACAGATATGTGTACCGGTTTGTCGAGTATACATTATTGAACCGAAACTTTACGGGGACTGGTGTATTAGCTGTAAATGATATGTAGTACGCATCTGTAAATTGTATACCCGGTGTGGGTGGAACTGCATCTGCCCTCGAAATCGATTGGTTATTATATTTAACACTGATTCCAAAATTATTTGGATTGTTTATAAACATGTATAAATTCTTGGTACCTGTCGCAATAGATTTGACTACTAATGTACTCGTGTTTGTCAATCTCAAATCTCGAGTAAGTTGAGCGACTGCGTCATCTATGAGCTCGTAGTACATATCAAATGAAATTACATTAGACCCACTCTCAATGAACGTTATCGTCGCAGAACTCAACTGTAATGAAACTGTTCCGTACAAATTAAGTTGTGCATCTGTGGTTTGGTGTTCACCATACACCTTGTATGACATGACATTGGCTAAAAGTTTTGCGTCTGTGGTTGCGAGGTACCCGCTCGATATGTCTGGAATTATGTCATTGAAATAGCTTAGTGGTGATTGATCAAGCACGTATATATCATCTGGGTTTCCATCTGGTACATAGAAAATATCAGAATCTCCTGGTATACCCCCTGGTCGGACGTATGTGTATGTGCGTGTTAATCGCACAGACTTTCGAACTTCACCGATTGATTGAACATCATATTGTGTACCATCAACTATCCATGTACCAACTTGGTCAAAATACAAGTCGGTGATTACACTCGTGGTGTACGTGTGTACTATAATCTTTTTTGAAAACACCGTCGTTCTACCACCGTTAAAGTTTTCAATGTATCCCTGTCGATTGTTTTGTAGAATTGTGCCAGCATACACAGATGTTTGACCGACCGTGTTATCGTCTGATATACTGAATATTCTGAGCTGGTCAGTCATGCACGTATTTGCAAATGTGGAGATGATGTTGGGCAGAAGCAACTTTGCGTTGACGAGCGAGTCATCCAAATTGTTAAAGTTTTGTGTATATGTGTTGTAATATGAAACTGTGTTTGAATCCTTGGAAAACATATAAATGAAATTGTTATAATTGTACGTGGATATACAGTTTGATATACCATTGCTAAAATACATGAATGTTTCAGCGACTGGGTCAAACTGCACAAACGTGTTGGCGGTTGATGAAATCATGTAAATGTAAGCATCGGTGTTTGACGCGGAAGATATGTTAGGTACACTGAGATTATACTTTTTCATATTCAGATCACGGTAAAGGACATTACCACTCGTGGGTATCATGTACAGGTTTGATTTGTACACGAGGTGATTTCGGTATTGACTTGATGAGTTTATATTCGAAAATGTGTACGTGTTTGAAATTGGATTGAATTTTGATATGCTCGTATTGCTATAGACTGATACAATTGAGTTGTTGAATAAAAATGTATTGACGGGTGGTGTGGGGTTTGGTCTATTGACGATATTACTCGTATAGTATCCAAGTCCATTCATAGATGTGCGATCCAATATACCTATGGTGTTGGAAAATGTCGTGTAAATTTTATTTTGTGTATACATGATATCGATTGGTTTCAATCCACCTACATAATTACGATTCCCAATGTCATAATCAATTGATGTAGTGCTTACATCTCGGACAGTTCCATTCGATGTCAATATGTACACACCACCAGTGGTTGTTGCGGCGGCCACTGTTTTATCCGGTGATTTGTAAGGTATGTCTGTGTATGTGTTTGACAATGCGTCGTATACAATCAGGTTTGAGTTTCCCGAAAAGTAAACCTGCGAACCGTTTTGTGTTATGACATCAGTCGTTCGTATGATTGCATTTGCGGATATGGAAGAATAACCCGAGAAATCATTAAACACGTCGAGTGTTGTGTTAAATCGAGTTATTGACGCGTCCGATGATGTCAGATATACATACTTGCGACCATCGTATATGGATGACACATAATCATTTGGCAGTGTTGTAATCGTATATGTATTTCCGTATGTTACATTGAGCACAACCGTGTTGCTCGATGTTGATCCTGGGAACGCGTAAATCTTGTCGTTTATAATGACTGATGTTGATGACCCGTTGGGTGGATAATTCGAAACAATCGGGGTTAGTAAAAATGGGTCAATTATGGGGACGGACACGAATGCGTTTCCAAGCTTTGGAACCATGTACACATTAGACCCGTACTCTTGGTACGAGGTGTATATATTACCCCTCAAAAATCCAAAGTCTGCATAGCCAGTTGCTTTTGGTCCCTCTGTATTCGTACTCACTTGGTAATAACCATTTTGTCCGATGTTGTTTGATAAGAAAAAGACGTTGGAGCTCGTTGAGTCGGAGAATATTCCCATAATACCTGGGTCGAGGGCAAATGCCAAGTTACCACTTCGAGTCTCATATGGTTTATCAATGTACCTTGTGTCATACCGGAAGAACCCATTCGAGTAGAGCATGTACATATCGGTGTCAACAATTATCGAGTGTGTTATGTCTTGGAGTGAGTAGTCTTTACCATATTTTATGAAATCTATAAAACTATACACTTTTTCGTTTGTATTGTATGAGATCACATTACCATCACGTTTGTCTGGGCACCCATAAACTATCGTTCCGTCGTATTCTGATGATAACACGTATGTAGATTTGGGTTGGTTGGTTGTCGAGTCTAACATTGGTACGAAAGTGTAAGACCGTGGATCGTTGAATGTTTGTGTCGTGTCGTGAATAATTAGATTTGATGTGCCGTTTGATGGAAACATGTAAATTTTTGTACCATCGTATGCGATTGTCTTTGGTTCTATACCCGTCAGCTTGTTTATGATGATTGGAGTGGCCACCAGTGAATCGATGTCAATTTGATAAAGTTTGTTTGTATCATCGAGTGTGAACACATACCGTTTGTTCTTTGTCATAATGACATTCGACGATATTGGCAAATGTTTTTCGTTGAAATCAACGAGTGGAATTGATGATCCTATCGAACCAAGTGTACCAGATGCAATTGTCGAGTTATTGGATACCCATAAAGCCTTGTTTCCGAATGTGATTCCGTTGATAAACGCATTACTGGTTGAAAAACTGGTTAGTGCTATATCACTTGAGTAATCAAGTTTATAATAAATGTTTGAAAAATTACCCGAGAAGAATATGGAAGAATTAAATGTAACGATAGTTGTTGGGTCCAAACCAACACTGACTGGGAAAAATGTCCCGGATATGGTGCTGACTGTGTATATTTTACCACTCTTGTATTTTATATAAATACTGGCCGGAGTTATCCACGCACCCACCGGTGATTCTTCGGGTGTTTTATTGACGAGTATTCTGAGTGTGTAGTCGAACGCATACACACGAGCGTTCGAAATGAGGAAAAGTGTAGTTGTATTCTGAACGCTATACAATATTGGTTCTATGATGCGTGTTGAACGAAGTCTAAAATCATTTGTGTATACGTAGAGGTAATCAGATGTGGATACAAAAAAGAGAGAGTTGAAATAATGTACAGAAACTATACCCGTCTTATCTATAGTGTATTCTAGCAGACTATTTGTTGACAGCCTTTGAAATATCCCATTATTGGTTGCGCTCAATAAAGAGTTTGTGAAAAAAAGCCCTATCGATTTCTTAATCTCACTCGCTCGTGAACAGTCAAACGTTTGCTCGGTCATTGTAATTGTGTCAAATTTTAGAATGTTTGAAGTTTTCGTCAAAATGTACAAGTTTGACATGGATCGTTTCGTGGATGATGGTATGATTTCTTCTGATAACGGAATTTCGTTGATTGTTTTAGAACTCATGTAATATTTGGTCGTCCCATCGAATATTCCGAATGTCGGTGCGATGTTCATAGTTTTGTCGATTGAAAACTGTTTGATATTGAGATATTCAGACGGGACTATATCTTCGAATGTTTTGAAATATACTCGAATCTCCAACTCTTGTCGAGCCAAGGCGCACACAGGTATATTTTTGAATGAGAATGGGAGGTACACATAATACACCGAATCGGACGTTGAAGGAGGTGCCACAGCCCCCTCTAAATAGTTGAGTGATTCTTGGAGTTGTTCAGGTACTTGTAAGTCCTTGTATATTGACATGTATTGACCATCTATATTTTCTACGAGCTGTGAACCAATGTATAATTCTAGTCTATCAATGAAAATAGACCCAACTGAATCTTTATATTTTCTGAGATACTTCATGAAAGAGTTGACCCATCCAGAGTCTTCGAGTGTATACTCTGATACCATTCCACTCGTGTATTCAAAGACGTAGAATGAGTTTTTAAATTTTGTGTATGTTAGGCTTGTGTTGTAATTTTTAAACCCCCAGAATACAGCGTCTTCAAGATTTCTAAATGCTATGTACCGACATTGATTTTCAAACTTAAATTTAAATCGTACACCAACATTATCTTCAACAAGTGTAACTCCGTAGGGTATCCATGAAAGCTGTTTGGTGTTGTAATAAATGACTGTATCTTTGACAGAGAGTTGGTTTAAGAATTTAAAGTTTTCATCGAGGATGTACACATCTGGGTTGAAGTCTTTAGCCTCATCTGGGTAGCACCATCCGAATGTTCGTATGAATAAAGATGGCAGTTTTATCTTCAAAAAATTACTACGAACAATGTCCCCACTATATTTAATGAGGCAGTACTGCGACCCACCGAATGCTACACCATATGAGTAAAACTGATTCTCATTGTATCGTATTTCGAATGGCCTGACTGAGTTGAAAAGTGTTCTGAAATATGTAATTTGTGGACTGCCTGTCACATATCCGTCTTCGACACCCTTCAACAAGAGTTGAATTCGTCCAGAAGACATCCTATTGTATTGTGTGAAAAATAATTAATAAAAACATCGTCTAATCGTAGATGAATCTTCAATTGAAACGGTTCGACCCGACTAAAATAGGGTCTGATAAGGTGTGTTTATTCATAGGTAAAAGAGGTACCGGAAAGTCCACACTTGTAACTGACATTATGTACCACAAACGAAACATCCCATCTGGTGTTGTCATGTCGGCGACAGAAGATGGTAATCACTATTATAAACAGTACGTGCCAGACTTGTTCATATATGGATCATATAATAAAGAGACGATTGAGAACATCATAGAGCGACAGAAGCACAATATAAATACATATGGGAGTACACATCCTGTATTTATACTTATGGATGACTGTATGTATGACAAATCATGTATGAAGGATGAGTGCATACGCCAGCTGTTTATGAATGGCAGGCACTGGAAGATATTCTTCATGTTGACGACACAGTACTGTATGGATCTTCCCCCGGGTCTCAGAGCAAACATAGATTACGTTTTTGTGCTACGAGAGAATGTTATACAGAACCGTGAAAAGTTGTGGAAGTCATTCTTCGGTGTGTTTCCCACATTCAATATGTTTCAACAAGTCATGGATGCATGCACTGAGAATTACGAGTGTCTCGTTATTGACAACACGAGCAAATCAAACAAGTTGAACGAGTGTGTATACTACTATAAATCCGCATTAAGACCACCTTTCAAGATTGGGTCTCAATCCATGTGGGAGGCGCACAAAAAGTTTTACAATCCCAAGCACACATACACAAAAAAACAACCAACAGAGATTAAGAAAAAGGGTCCTATTGTACACGTTAAAAAGACGTGATTTTACTTGTAAGGCCATATTAAATGGAGAACATGAACATGGCAGATCAAATGGGAAGCGCGACTGTTATAAGCAGACCAGATATTGAGGAAATCACACCTGAAAAAAATATTGACGAACAACAAATGGAGTTCTCTTCTTCTATTCAGGATGTCATGTCCGCACCTATTGACATGCCCCCCATGATGACAACCGCCGCAGAGTCTATGATGGCACCTCAAGTTGTGTCCGAGAAAAAGAGCGCATCCTCCGGCTATCCACTGAACCTGACCAAGGCTCAGGTTGAGGCTCTCGTCGCAGGTGTTGCCGCCGTAATTGGTGTGTCTGCACCAGTACAGGAGAAGCTGTCTGAGCTCATCCCAAGCTTCTTTAATGAGATGGGTCGTCTGTCATCCACCGGAATGGCTGTAACTGTTCTGATTGTCGCAATTGCATTCTACTTCCTGCGCAAAGTTGTGGTTAAGAAGTAGATTATACATCACTGATTGTTTTTCCGCAATATGATTGATCTTTGATTGGGGTGTATAATCCATTCGCCTGCGCAATCTTTCTGAGTTCTTCAAAATTATTCCAAAATTTATCCGAGTGGTCATACTCGTCAACGGTCGAGTGGGCAAGTTCGTGCAACAAGACATGAAACTGTGAGTTGAGGTCCCCATCGATACACACGTAAATTTCACCCCCTTTGTTTACGTTTGTACCAATGTCCCCTCCGTATATTCCTGTTATATTCATGGGTTTATTGAGCATCTCGTACTTTTCAGGGAGTCGCTGTATAAATGTGTAGTAGTGCTGTTTGAGCTGAACCATCCTATGATCTTCCTTGTGGGTTGCTATTATCCAAACCACGATACAAATTAGAATTCCAACCAAAACCTGCCACATCTACTGTACACGTGTAAAAATAAATTCAGAGTACAGATCCGTCATGTATCCAGTCTTATTAGGGACTATATTTTGCCACTTTTCAAGTCTCCACCCGAGCTCGCTAAGGCGAGTTATTAAGACATCCTTGTATGCGATTGGCTCTGGTATGGGTTCATCATTCTCATAATATGCAGTATCCTTGACACACACCCACAGAGTCTCCCCAAATTTTCCATTACCGGTATCCTTACCCCGCATGGTGTAATTACCAACGCAGTCGGTAAATCTTTCTGGACACTCGAGAATACACACAGAGTCCGGTATAATGCCTATAAACTTTGTACCGATATGACTACGCTTCGTCATTTCGGTAATCGTGTGCTCAAACAACTCTTCCGTTTTGAATGTGTACTGGAATGAAAAGTTGTAGCATATAACATCAAACTGTTCGTTTGGTGCAGCAGAAACATCCCCGTGGTAAAACTTGACTTGTCTATTCCCACATCTTGATCGAGCTTCGGTCAATAGCTCTTCATTCGGTTCACACATTGAGAGTTTAACCTTGCAATCCAACCATTTGAATATATCACCGCCTCTTCCACACCCTACATCCAAAACACTTTGATGTGGGAGCGCAATAGATTGTATCAGTGCTCGTTTAATATTGTTATGTAGCTTACGCATATACATAGTTAAAGTTTTTACCGTTTAACTAACAAATGGCTTCCGCTGGTATTCTGGAGCAAGATCTTACCACGGTTCCTGGACAACTTTTTTGCCTGATTTCATTCGTGGGACCTGACCTGCCACAGAAGAATGAGAAGTTTGGTCTGAAGATCCGTGGATGTTTCCCAACCAAGGATGAGGCGGCTTCACACGCAAAACGTCTGCAGCGCGAGGATGGAGTCTTTGATATTTATGTGGTGGATATGTACAAGTGGCTACTCATTCCCCCGGATCGAGACGCGATTAACGATGTGCATTACCAGGAGGAGAAACTTGAGGAGATTATGAGCAAGTACCGTGAGTCTCAGCGCGATGCGGCAATTCTGTTTGAGAAGCGCAAGCGTGATATGGTTGAGAAGCCCACGTACATCGAGCCAGGTGATGAGAATTCCAAGTTTTACAACAAACCTGATGAGCCGCCAATTTCTCACCCATCGGAGGTGGTTGAGAGACTGCGGAGTGAAAATCCAGACAAGACGATTGAAGAGCTTGTCAAGATGGCGAATGAGATCATCGAGAAGGAGATGGAGGAGCGTCAGAGTAAGCGTGAGGCGAACATTACAATTACTACCGAGTAGCTAATTTGAAATTTTTGTATGTTGATGGGTTCTTTTTTGTGTTCAGTGGTTTGAACAGTACAGCATTTGGATTTTTTCCAGTTTTGCTTGTTAAAAAATTAATTATATTCTTATTATTTTTATTTTTCATAGGTATACCCAACTTTTCTAATAACCCTCTCATCGTGTGTATAGAAAATCTATTACCAGAATTAACTACAAAATATTTATTCCCTTTATTGATATTCACACCATAGACATTCAAAAAATTATTGTTACTATTATTTGATTTTCGAGATGACGAAAAAGAACTTGCATTACTCTGTGTTCGTTTTAATGATTTTAATCGAGCTCGCAAGTTGTTCATTTCTATACACACAGAAGAAAACTACGCTTTGAGAACAATAGGCCGCTTGAGGCTTCCAAGTAAAAACCCAACAAAGAATGCTGCGAAGCATATAATGATAATCTGTTTATCAAATTCAAATTCCTTTTTTGTTTCGGGTGGGGGTGGATAATAGTATGGTCTGTGTTGGGGGGGTTCGTCTTCCTCGTCTTCGTCTTCGATAAACACGGGTCGTCTAGTTGGGGGTGGAGCCTCAAAATCTCTACGACCAATGGGTTGATTTTCGAACCGTTGTTCGTATTGTATTTGCTGTGGTTCAGGAGGACCCGACAGATTCAGCGGAGTCATCGTCGCTTCCATCTTCCTCTACATCATCAGACTCATTTTTAATTTCGTCATTTTCCTCAGATTCGGAATCTGAATCTGGTACAATGAAACTATCATCAGAACTCTCATCTGCTACATCATCAGGGTCATATGAAACCTCTGAGGATATATCAGAATCCCAGTTAGATTCGATGTCCGAATCTGAAAAGTCATCCTCCACCTTTTCAATTGGTTCATAACGAACCGGTTGTTTGATTACACGTCCAGAACGAGTTGTCTTGACTGGTTCCATTTAATTAATTACGAGTTTATTTTTTAATTAGTCCCATGTTTTTGTATTCTTGTTTAAGTATATCAGATACGGTTGTTTGTATGTAATCACGTGTTTGGTAGTCTGTATACAAGTGTCTCATCGCAATGTCAAAGTGTTGCTTTGCAATCTGGGGTCTGGTGTAAATCTCATCCCGGCACTTTTTCATGTTATCCTTGTACACTGCATTGGGTTCTTGGACAATTGTGTCAAGCTCTGAGAATACGGATTCATCTGTTGATGGCAAAAGCAGTATAAAAATCATCAATAACAAAATCAACAGTATGTGTATCATCCTTCAACGATTCTAACAGTTGCTGAGACATTTTATGGTGAACACCCTCGTATTTTCGACACTCGTCATCAAAACACCGTTGGTAAATCTCACCCTTGTCTAGATTTACCACGAAATACACGTGATTTGATTTATGCAGCGTCTTTTTGTTCAGGCAAAACTTTGATTGCGTTTGTATAAATAAGAAGTTGTTGTCTCTCGACATTTTTGTTATTCTACACGTGTCTGGAACTGCGGTACAACACTTGAGTCGTCGCTCATTATCTACACACTTGTATATAAAAATCTCGAGGTCCGTACCGTCAATCTTGATTTCCTCTTCATCCTTGATTGATGATTCGTTTCGTATAGAAAACATTTTGAGTACACCAAGGCATGGCTGTTGGTTATCAAAGAATGTTTTTGAATTGACATCATAGAATGGCACGTATGGATCTTCGTCTCCACATTTACCTTTTTTGTGCGACCAGAGCATTCTGAGGCCGGACCCCTTGTACACGGAATCATCTATAAATTTATCAATTGGATCCCCTATATGCACGAGTACTTCATTCATGAGGTCTATAGCCTTTGATTTTGATACTATGAGACCTGGCCAGTGAATGTGAATACCAGATTTAATCTTCCCGTTGCATGGCTTTGGTTTTGCGACCGAAACGACGCAGCGACCCTGTATCACCTCATGAATTTTATGTACAATTTCGACAATCTCATGACGTGATAGTGGAATTTCATCGACGTAATCCACATCCATAAACATGTGAAATGTTGGTGTTTTGAGTTCAACGACATACAGTTTTGTATTGTGCACCTCTTCTATGTACGTCTTCATAAATGTCTTTGTATCACATATCGGAACAGAAAGTGATCCACCATTCATAAGTGTATGACTCAAGACCGAACCACGAGAACTCTTCCATTTATTCATTAGTATATATTACTTTTTAATTTTTAATCCTCTTCGTGGGATCTTCCAAACAGACGACTCATTGTGTCGTTATTTTTTGGGTGCACCTTTTTAGACTCATTTTTACATTTTTCGAGCTCTACACGCAGAGCCCACACCGGCATGGTTGTCCATAAGAGATCATCCGGTTTATATTGTTTCAGGTGTGTTATAACCTGCTCTCTGGACATAGTCATCTATTCAATAAACGATATAAAAATTTTTAGTTTTTGACGAGTGCAGAGCATTGTAAAAGTCTGGGTTGTTTATAACCTTGTCGGTTATCATACGCCACACGTTTTTGCTCTGTAGCTCTGTTAGGGTTGTAAACTCTAGATTGTCATTTTCATCATAATTTTTACGGAATGCCACCTTGTTTGTATCCATTTTGTCCTTTTCCTCCATAAACTTTTCAGTTATGCTCGTCATGTCATCCGGTGATATATTCACATGGAACAGGTACACATGGTATATAGATTCTTCAAGGGGTTCGAATGATGTCGTAAATTTGAAATAGTTATATGTACCTCTTTTGAGGTTTAATATACCACGTGTCTCTTCTTCGAGTTCTCTGAGTGCACACCGAATCGGGTTGAACACTTCTCTCTTTCTGCACCCCCCTGTTACAAAAGTCCACTCCTTAAACCTCTTATCCTTGACGACCAAAAACTTAAATTCACCGTTTTGGAATGTTACTGGTATTGCGATCGCTTTGTGTACCTCAGAGTTCATTCCTAATATATATATGGAATTTATATTCTTAACTTTGGCTCATATGAAATGAGTAATACAAACATGACCAAAGCTATAATAATATACCACTCCATCTATTTAGTACGCATATAATAATCCAGCCATTCCGTTTTGTACACGTAGGAAATTGTAAGAAACTCTGTACATGGTGCCATTTCCAGTACCTCTGAACACCACATTTGGTATATTGTCAAAATTCAAAAACCCGGATGATTCTGTGCTTTGTGAGTTTATACAGAATGGAACAAACATCGTGGATCTTTTAACATCTTTAACATTTACCCTAATCACGTGAGTTTCTCCATATATGTAAACATAGTAAAGACCATCATACACCATGGACATGTATCTCTGTTCTGGAGTTATCAGTGGATACACTGAATCATTAATACGAATTGAATTTTCCACACCTGGGGCGTAATACGTGTACTCACCAACCTTTATACTCGATGAATAGTTATCATATGAACCTACATCAGTTATTAACATATTTGGTATATACTGTGTTGTACCAGAACTTAAATATATGACTAGAACACCAGCGTCGAGAGTATCAAATGCTACTACGACTGGTTCCGAGAACGCCGGGCTCGAAAGTGCGAGTATGGAAGAGTCGAACCCATTTGGTGGATTGTTTCCAAAATACAATGGGTCAGAATTGTCCCATATTTCGATATGTGTTTTTTTCCAGTAATGTTTTCCGATTATATACACATACCCGTCGCAGTAATGGATACCTATAACGTCGAATGGCACGGTGCCGAAAATTTGAGTTTCGCGACCAATGACTTTCATGACTCGTCCAGATATTCCAGCTGCGATTATGACGGTACCATCTGTACAGCTTTTCCACACATCATCTACAACTGTTGGTACAATTTCATAATTTTCGCGATTTTTGAAATATCCACCCGTGTCAAATATTCGCATGGTTGCATCGACTGATGAAAATATATAAATCTTACCATTCACATTCTGAACAGTCTTGGGTGCTGTGTTATCTAGAATATCAACATACGAGTATACAGACTGACTCGTCTCGCCGTACTTTGTGTGATAGTACGAGGAAATTTCAATTGGTGGTACTGTTATATCAATTCCATTCAAGTTTATAGAAGTCGGCTGTTTCATGTCAGTTGACATGATACATTTGACGAGCCCATTCATCTTTATTGGTTTTTCATTTTCTACGGTATACCTTTTGACTTGTTGAATAAGAATGTCAGTCGGTGGCAAATCTTCGTCAACAAATGCAAATGTTGTATAAAACCTGACCGTTCTTGGATTACGCAACCAGTTTATGATAAACTCCACATTGTGCCATTTTAGATTTTTTATTGGCAGTACCGGAACCGGAATTGGCAAAAAATGAAAACTTTCATCATACATAAACTTTGAATACGTACCATCTATGTACTTGGTTTGCAGCTCAATGATATACTCCGTGTCCCAAGCATTTATGAGCGCTCCTCCTATGTACATCTCTATAGACCGTATACTTTTCCAATCAAAATTCTCATCATCACTGTACATGTACGCATACAATAGTACGTCCCCCACCTTGTCGATGACTATTTTTCGATCACCTTGTATAACCTGTTCGTGTGTTGAAATTGCAAACGGTGTGTGTCTTTTATACACGCACCGAAATCCCATCTAATACTTAATTAGAATATAATAAGCCAGCCATACCACGGTTGATACGCAACACGTTATAATTGACTGCGTATATCCATGAGCTCTTTGACGTGTCAACGATGTTGCTGCTCAGAGTCTTGCTGTTGTCGGTTACGAGCTTGAATGAATCAATTCTGCTGAAGTTCAGGGTTCCGGTCGGCTGCAGCTTGGAAGTGTCGAGGCAAAATGGGATGAGGGCGGTTTCCTGAAAGCCAGCGGCAGTATCAAAACCGTACTGGGTGTGGTAGTACGGTGCCACCTGAGAAAAGTGAGGCAGTGCCTTATCAAGACCAATATCAACACCGTTAATTTGAATCTTGAGTGTCTGTGTCCCCTCTGTGTACGGCAGAGCTGGGAATGCTATGAATTTTACTGGGTGGTTAAAAACGATATCCTGGTTGTACACTGGCTGTACCGGGGTGCGCTGCATCTGGTACATGATCATATCTTGTGGGTTCTCGGCAAAGTACTTGCGCTCCTCTGAATCGAGGTATATGAAGTTTGCCCATGCTCTGTACCCTAGAGACGTGCTGGGACTCTTCCAGTAGATGCGAATCTCTACATCGTGAAACTGCAGCGCCACGAGCGGCAGAACAGACTGGAAATCACGGCAGAAGAAAAACTGGAACGGGAAGAACATGGTCGGGTTAGTCGCCTGGAATCGGGTAGAATATGTGGACGACATCATCAGAGGGACGATGGTGTTGGAAAAGTATATATCGTGCATGTCAATAACCTGTCCACCGATCACCAGCTCTGCACGGTCTATGTGGGTTCCCCAATCTTGTGCCTCTATTCTCGTTCCATTACGTGCAGTCAGGTACACGTAAGAAAGAAGATCACCCTTGCGCTCGAAACGAATGGTGCTCATGGTTCCAGCCGCTGGCGTACCGATAATCAACTGCTCCTCGGTGGACATGGCGAAATGTGTGTGGCGGCGATAATTGGACCGGAAGAATGAAATTTCTGGATTTCCAGTCAGATGTGCATCTTGGACACCAGTTGCCACGAGTTGAATGATTCCTCCCGACATTTACTATCATCGAGTATTTTTTTTCATGCCGAAAGTGGGTGATTGTATACATTCTCAGCCAACTGATTCTTAGCAAGGTCGAGAGTGTCAGTTCTGAAATCCTTTGTATCCTTGTAAGGATTCACCTCCTGTGTTCCGGATCGTATGTATCCTTGGGACACGAGAGCCCCTCCAGTGATCACCGGTTGGGTATTATCATCTATACGTACAGTTGTAATTGCACCATTCACCCCCTGTGGGTTTGCGAGAACATTCATGCGACCGGGGTTTGCCATACGATCGGGTTTGGCACGGTTATTGGTTCGGTCCATAGACTGATTTCCAGTAACCACATGACCAGCGTTAAGGATGTATCTCGGACCACCTGGCATATCATCAGTTCGCATGCTCTGCTCTTTGAGTGTGGTGTATCGAGACCGAACACCCTTTGATCGAACCTCTGGGCCACGGAGAGCACCTGTACCTTTGCCTGGTGCTCTGTAATAATCTTTATCCGGTCTGTTCTTTGACACCATAGAGTAAGATTCGTGAGCGGGCACCATGGACTTGGGGGGAGCCTGCACCCTGCCTTCGAGTTGTGTCAATCTATATTCATTGACATTGGTGGGCATCTCACGAGCGAGTTGTTGGTAACCACCATATGAAGGTACGTTAGCACCCACACCAATACCTGGACCCACACGGTTCCATGGGTTTGGGTTTAAGTTTTTCATCATATTTGAAACATTTTCACGGTTAGACATATTGTATACGGGCTGACCATACACATACCGAGAACTCGCAGTTGAAACATCGGTAAATTGTGTCATCTCTCTCTTTGAATACCCAAAGTTACCACGAAGTCGCGGATCCTCATCACGTACCACTGGTACATCGGAATTCTTAACTGTGTTAGCGAGTGGTTTATCATTCATTGAAACTGGTGCACTGTCAGACATTTGCTTCCCGACAAAAGCGAGTCCGACAACCGCAGCAAGGGCAAATGGATCCATATTACTAATGAACTATAAATTTATTTAACGATTAAAGTGTCTCTGTTTGAACAGTATATTCTGAATATCAGATCTGGTACTCACCGGGTCTTTATCCATGACTGCTACGGGCATGTCGATATACAGGTTTGGAAAATCATATGGTTTCATCATGGGTCCTTTAGTGTACCCAAATGTACTCTGTGGTCTGAGGCTGTCATCATTCATCACCATTGCCACAATGCTGGGCAGACTCATTTACTATTATATCAGATTCTTTATTCGTGAAGAGCCCTCTGAGCGGCGCCACCTGAATTTACTCTTCTATGGAAGTCTTCGAGAGACCTGGGATTGTCATCTGGATCGCATTTTGATGGGTCGTCCCGGCAGTTTGGTCTTTTGCCACCGTATACAAAATTCAAAAACCCGTCAAGGTCGTTATGGTCTGGCATTGGGTGAAACTGACGATTTGTCCAATGCGTCTCTGGGAAGAAAGATTCCACCTCGGGCCGACCAACCCCCTTGTGAGGTGCATTTTGCTTCTTGAACAAGTATATTGCGGCGAGTAGGAATGCAGCAATTCCGAAGATTCGATTGTCTCTGCGAATGACATATGCGATTAACGATGCGTAAATTATGAAACGAGCAGAGGCATTCGCCCTCTCGTTATACGTCTGGTATGATGATGGCCAGAATTGAAATAATTTATCTCTATCAAACAATCCCTCCATACTTATACTTTATGAGGATTTTTTCCCAGTATACTTGCAATCCCTCCCAGACTGTTTTGGAGCCCATCCTCACCAATCTGGTCAACACACTGCTTGGCGACAGACTCAATCATAGACAGGGTATCCTGTGGAAGGATTGAGATTGTAGTGCCAAGAATGTACAGTGTCTGGAGGTACTGCCAGATTGCATTCTTTGTATTCTCAGACAGATCGGGTGTCCAAATTTTAGTGATATTCAGATCATTGATGACATCGATTTTCTGTGCATCCTCCGTAAAGAATGATTCATTCTTCTCCATCAGTTTCGCAGAGTAGGGAGTTATACACTCAATGTAGGTTGTAAGAATCTTACGTGGGTTCGCCTTGCGCGCCAGCTGAATAGTCATCAAGTACTTTTTGAAACTCTTCTCATCCGGAAAGGTATCGATCAGCTCACCGCAAAACTGCTCCATCATATCATTGAACGCTGAAACGGTAGACATTTTTTATTATATGTCTGTCGTCTTTAATATTGGTTCAGATTCAGAGTTTCCTAAGTGTATGATAAAGTACACCAGAATCCCCACGAGGGCGGCGGGTTTTATAAACTCGTGGTTAGGAATCTCTTTGTTGTTCATGCGGGCTCGCATGTAAATGTAAAGAGCCGTTACAGCAGCTGCAATTACAGCAGCCGAGAATGGTTCTCTGAGGTAATGATACATTTACTGTTGATGTATAATTTTTTCACGCCCATCCGGTGCATCTGGAAACAGTGGGGGGCGTGAAAAATCTTGCTGGATTGGAATCTGCTTCACCTCAGGCCCAGGTGGTAATTCAGCAACCGGGGGCATGGGTAGAACAGGATCTTGTTGTGCGGGTGTCGCATCTGGCAACTGCGGAGCCGCCTCTTCCTCCTCCTCTTCAGATTCTTCTTGCGTCTCTGGCTCCATGTGGGTCGTGTCCCCAAATTCAAACTCATTCGACTCTGGATTGATGTATGTTCTAAGAATCATCTGAACTGGTATCAGATCATCCAGCGTCTTGTTTATGCTCGCGTAGCAAATGTCTTTGAGTTTTTTGTTTCGCACCATTGCATCCTGCTCCCTAAATATAACCATGTGATCTATAAACTCAGTAGCGGCGTTGTTTATACACGCGTGTATAAAGTTATCATTCGACGGGAGTTTGACTTGAATCTTTTTAGAATCTTTAGTCATTCGAACCGTTGATAAAATCTTAATATAGCACACGAACACGGCTGCGAGCAAGTCTGAAAAGTATGCACATGACGTTGTGTACTCTTTCGAGTGTGTCTGAATAATAGAATTGTTCCAATTTGTAACATCCTCGAGCAAAACTTTGAAATTTCTAACTGTCGCCTCTCGATTTCCCTTTCCACGGGTTATAGCCTCTTTGTACATGTTGATGAATGTCTCGATCATGATTGGTGCCATGGATTTACAGAGTATGGATATGTAATGGTTCTTAGCCTCCACGTTAATGTCCATTTATGATTAGCCGTTATGTTTTTTACGAAGAGTGTCCGCAGCCTTTCTGAGGTTGACGAGAGATGGTAGAATGTCCATATCCTCATCCTTGGTTTTCTCGTGTCGTATCCAAGTCACATACACATCAAAATCACCGTACCTGGTGACAGAGTATCCGAGGAGCTCGAGTTGTCTCACCAGGTACTGAACTGCATAGTGTCGGTCGAATGTCGGGTACCCAACAACAAATTCAGGAACTGTCAAAAAGACCTGTGTATGACCCATCTCAACCGATAGTTTAATCTTTTTACAGAATTGTGTCAGGATTGTTTTGAAAAGCTCCTTCCTGATATCATTCCTTCGATGTTCTATGGTTGATATATCCTTTACTGAAATCATGCTTTAACATAATCGTACAAATTAGGTTTCTCATTTATTCCTTGGATATCACGTATTATTCCATGAGTTGCATTGTAGTCGTAAATCTCACCTGCGTATGTGTTGGTGTTGAAAAACATAAATCTACTCGATCCATTTGGATCTATATACAGTGTTTCTATGGGGACCAGTTCAGGCCTCGCCGATCGAACAGACTGTATAACATTTTCTACAGTTTTGCGATCAGTCATCTTCTCAGTCTTTCTGGTGGATATGTACCAGCCTACGAATAAAACGAGCAACACGACAGGTACAGCATTCATTTATTAGAATCGACGATTTTATTCCTGCGTCGAACATATACAATAAATTTGAATTATAATACTAAATGGTTCTACTCGTGTACTCTGAAAGATGCAAGTTCTGTAGTGAGATTATCACGTATATCCAGTCCCACCATGCTCTTTTATCAGTGGTACGGTTCCACAACATCAACACGCATGGTGTACCAAATGGCCTGACACGAGTGCCGACACTGGTGGCTGAGAATGGAATATCCATAGTTGGTGGAGACATTCGCAATTACCTAGAAAATCTCATCCCATCTGATGTCGAGTCGAGCAGTTTAGGTGCAAAACTAACGAGCACATCGATTGACGGAAGCGTTTCATTTGACGACTTTTTTACAACAGATTCATTCGGAACATCCCTAGCACCACCAATGACACCTGAGCTCGAGGAGAAGATTAAGAAGAATGTGCAAGACGCATATCAGAGTATTAAAACTTAAGGTTTTTGTTACCAAAATGTATTTAAAAACTGTGCAGGCATCGGCGATAAAGACTGTGTTTGAAGTTCTAAAGGATATAATAAACGACATTAATATAACATTTGATGAGAGCGGTGTAAAACTGTCGACGCTAGATACAGCACATATAACATTCATAAATATGAACATGCCATTTGACAACTTTGAAAAGTACGAGTGTCAGGCTAGAACCCTCGCAGGTCTTAATATGATAAACACCTTCAAGATTTTCAAAACGATAACAAATAACGATACAATGTCGCTCAGTATAGGCGATACAACTCCCGAGATTATAGATATTAAAATTGAAAACGAACAGAAGAAAACAATGTCAAAGTTTGGGATGAAGTTGTTGGATATAAACGATGAGATTTACGATTACCCATCCATACAGATGGACCTACATACCATCATACCATCCATAGTATTTCAAAGAATTATACGGGACATGTCAGCAATTGCAGATAATGTTCGTATAAAGCGCTACTCGAATAAACTGGTTTTTATATGCGATGGAGATTTCGTAAAACAAGAAACTGATATAGAGTGTTCAGAAACGATCGACGATGTAATCGAAGATGTGTACTCTCTCAAGTATATCAGTATGTTTACAAAGGCGACGAGTATATGTGCAAACATTGAAATTATACAATCCAAACAGGGGCCGATCGCGTTCAAGTATTCAATCGCAAACCTCGGTGATATTACGTTTTTCTTAGCACCAGTTGCTGATTAAATATATTTTCAACGACAATTGGTTTTACCGGTCCTCGTTCGAGCAAAAAATCAATATGAAACGAGATTTTCCACGAATTAAACTTGACTGTGAATTTTGGTTTGAGTGTATAGTTGAGCAAACCCGGATCTGGCTGAACCCCATAAAAATCTTGTTTTGGACCTGCGCATTTTTTTATATAGTCTGTTATATCCACACCATCAATATAAGCGCTCTTTATTGATGGTGAGAACCCGGATTTTATACTCGGTGGGAATGAATCACCAATGTGTATATATATTCTGTTGTTGTATGTGTACATTGTGTACTGTTCTCCTGTGATGAAGTGCGCTTGACGTATAATTTTGAAATTATCGGGTTGGAAATATAAAAGTAAATTAACAAGGTTAAAAAATACAAACCTTATCATCTTTAAATGGAGACAGAGCTTTTAAGTACACTTAAAAGCATGCAGACCGAAGAGGAAAAGTATCAATATTTACTAGATTGTATGCCCACAATATTAGAATATACAAAAACCACAAATTCGCAGTCCATGGTCGCATCGAGTGTTTTTGATGTTAAAAAAACAATCATGTCTAAAAAAGGCGACGTGTACAAAAATTTCAAAAACTGTACGGTAAAACCAACGTCGGTTTACATTATTAATTGTGAATACTGCAACTCTGCAAATGTATACTACTGTACAAACTCCGGCGACGACGTGTGTACAGACTGTTGCAGAGCTAAACTCGCGTTCGAATGCAACATGGATTACAAGGATGAAAAAGAAATGGATAAAAACATAGTCTATTCGTACAAACGGGAGAATCACTTTAATGAATGGATAAACCAGTTTCAAGCGAAAGAAATCACCAACATCCCACCAAAGCTTATAGACGACTTAAAAACCGAAATTCAGAAACAGAAAATCAAAAAGACGGCAGATATAACGCATAAGAAAATTAAAGAATTTTTAAAAAAACTCAAATACAGCAAGTACTACGAGCACATACCATATATAACCACAATTCTTAATGGTACAAAACCGCCCGTCATGACACGGGAACTGGAAACGAAATTGAGATCCATGTTCCATATGATTCAGAAACCATTCGACAAGGCGTGTCCAGACGAGAGAACAAACTTTTTGAGCTATTCATATGTACTTTACAAATTCTGTGAGCTTCTTGGTGAAGATGATTACCTTCAGTTTTTTCCACTTTTGAAATCACGAGAAAAGTTGTACAAACACGATCAGATTTGGAAGCATATAACCGCGGAACTTCACTGGGAATACATTCCCACCATATGACAGATGGACTCACTCGCCGTGGGATCAATAGATTATGCAATGGATGAGGTTGATAGTATCAGTCCATTTGTTAAAATGCACGTCATTGAAGATGTCAAGTACCACTTACAAAAGGCAAAGGATGCACTCATTCAGGGTCTGGATGATCCGATCCGGTGGGACGTGATATTTCTTCTACTGTCAGCGTTGTCCCGAAATTTACAAGAAGACCCGAATCCCGGTTTAAAAGTTTCAGATAATTGCGAAGTTGTTGTCGATGATCATCGTTGAGCTTTGAGACTGATTTAAACTCGACGACATAATCTTTTAAAACGATATCACAACGCACATGACCCACTACATGGTTTTCATACATGATAGGGACGATAACCTCCGAATCATACTGTATACCACAACGCCTGAATTCGACTTCAACCGCCTTGTGGTATACACATTCAGTGAACCCTGGTCCAATTGAATTAAATACACGTTCGAATATATAGTCCATTACTATAATTTTAATGTCTTGTATTTCTAAATGGCGATGTTACAAGTGGAGGTCTCATCGTGAGAGCCAATGTTGATCACGTCTGTATATAGTTGATAATTTGGGCATAGTCCTACGAGTCAATGTTGATATAGCGCCTAATCTTCGTATAAGTGTTGTTTTTGGAACGCCAGATCGCATGGCGAGTGTAAGAGCTCTGTGTCTTGCGAGCATGCTCTTACCATCCACGTGAAAGTATCCGTACTCTCTTAGCCCCCCGTGTCTAAGCGGTCCAAATAATTTAGGACCCTTTCCGGGTAAACCTCTGTTTCTTATTTTTGACGCACTGACTCGAACACCTTTTTTAGTTGTGTACCCACGTCTCACTATGGTTTTCATTTTGTATTTATAATTATTTTATTTTACATGAGTAATGGACTTACTCGCGGATGTCATATTTCTGATACACATACTCATATTTGTATTTTTATTAATCGCACCATTCTCAACAAATCACAGAATACTTCTTGTGGAACTCGTTTTTATACTTGGAATAATTGTACATTGGTGGTTTGGTAATAGCGAATGTTGTTTGACAGTACTTGAGAAACACATTAGGAATGAACCAGGCGATACAAAGACTATATTCGGTAGAATCTTTGGGACTGTGTACACATTCGGAAATGATAAACTCATTACACAACTGGGACTACTTACACTTTTCATGATAACTTTGTATCGTATAAAGATTACAAGCGCCATAAAATAAATGGAGGCTGTGTGCGTAGTCGATTTTGAGTCGGTCAAGTCCCCCAATGGAGACAAGTCAATCGTGTACACAGCAACCGTTGAACGCGTCGATGTGTACAAGAATGGGGATGTTGTGTGTCGAACACCCAAAACGTTTTTCAATACGGATATTTATACATATATCGACGATTATGGGCACTTGTATTCTGAACGTGATCTCACACACATAAAAAATAAGGTTTGGGAAACTGGTGCACATATGAAACGAATGGGTAAATCCATGATTGAACTTGGAACCCTAGCAATGATCAAATCAATCACACGAGTAATTTGGGACAATGGCGCGGTATGGGTTGGACATTCAGTAGATCGGGATCTCAAGGCGCTCTACGACACCGACGATCTACTGAATACAAAGGAGCCATTTTTCAAATGTAATCCAATTGGTAATGATGACATATGCACTCGCAGTAAGGCTTGGCCTCAAATTGCCAAGGTTTGTACGCAGATGATTCTACCGTACAGAGCTCCTAATTTCATGGAGTACCACAAGACGAAATGCACCACGAGTATTTATACACTTCAAAATCTATGCAAAACGGTATATGACGATCCTGACTATATGCAAGAACACATCTCGACACATGATGTTGATGATCTCATCGAGCTTATTCGCAAGGCTAAAAATATGGATAATACCACATTCCATATCGGAATTCAGAATGCGTATCGTTTGTAGCCCATCATAAATATCTTTTCCTTGTCTTGTTGTGACATGTTAAAATTGAACATTTCCGAGTTTGATATTTCAAAATTGAACGAAGGGTAAATGATAGGACATTTGTGTCTGATGATGTAAAATGTGCACAAAATATACATAATATAAGAAAACAAACCAGAATATTCTTGTTGTTTGGTTGTGGTTAACTTTATAACATATACATCATCAATTGGTCTTGTTATAAACGGCAGATATGGCACATCTTCCACAATTCCTCCATCTAGGTAATCATTATAGGGTTCAAACAATAAAGGGACTGACATGCTCATGCATATGGAATCAATAACAGACTTTGTGGGTGATGTATCGACTGAAAAGTAATCACATGTTTGTTTCTTTAATGAGTATGCTGATATATGGAGTTTTATGCCTGTATGTTTATACAGTTGTTCGAATGTTACATCCGACAACTGTAGAAATTCGTGGCACACTTGGCACAATATAGACCTTGGTTTATCCCATTTTATAAATCCAAACCTTTTTATGAAATTTGTAACGTTAATTTTCATAGATTTACTCAATTCCACCTTTATGCTTTCATCTATAAGTTTATACATGTCATTCCTACCTATTATGTACATAAAGGCTGCAAGTGCACCAGCAGACGACCCTGAAATTTCTTCCAAATCATCCAACTGTCCATCCTCATGCAGCTTGACCATGTGTCCTATGAATCCATAGTACCCCATCGACCCTGGGCCGATGATGACACACTTCATTTAATTAATACACCTGAGGAAACTGTTTGCGAAGCAGCGCAAATACGAGGATGAAGACTATGGTGTGCACAGCAACTGCCGGCACGCTGGTGGTGCCAGACATAAACTTGCCAGGTGGCAGAGTCAGCAGAACACCCGGGCTCAGCAGCACAAACAGAACAGCCGGAACAATCAGATCAGCTGTGGTCAGGCTGGTCTTCAGCACATTCAGCTTCGTCAGACCCCAGTAGAACAGCACCAGCACAAGAGCGTGGATACCAACTGACATCAGGTTTGTTCTCCCTGAAGCAATGTTCATGGATGGCAGAGACAGAAGCATACCCGGGCTCAGGAGAGCAAAGAGAATAGCGGGAACGAGAATCTTGGGGTTCTGCAGATCCATATTCATTTACTATATGCTACGATTAAAAATAAAATGGCAAAAATCATTGAAAGTTACACCCATCATAAACTGAAGGCCCTGTGAATTACAGTACTCGACAAGACTCATGTACATGTTCAACAAGTGCTCTGAGTTCCAATCATGCCACGATTCAGGATCAAGTTCGTGTGGATCATCATCCACATCCTGATCCTCAGTCGGGTCGACATCCTCCTGATTAATGTCATCAGCGTAGTCATTGAATTGACCCATTTATATATTACACGCTTTGTACGTTTAAATTACTTTGTCGCCTTGAATGATATAGAACTCTTCTCCTGTACCTCGGCACACTCCATTATAATATCAAACACGTAATTCACACGATCCTCGTCTCCATTGAAATATTTGAGCAGACCCTGACGAACGAGATTCTTCGTGAACCCTGATTTAGCAACACGTGTCTTGACGGAAACTTTGGCCTCCCTGGTGTTACATGTGTCGATCTTTTGATCCACCATGTACTGGTGTATAAAATCACGAAGCCGTTTCTCGTGCTGCTTCAGAATCTTCATATCATCATTTGCGGATGTGATACGCTTCTTTATGTCTGTCCATTCAGACATCGCCTGCTTGAAATTTTCGTTAACCTCTGACATTTTTATATAAAGTTGCTAATTTTTTAAGTGTTTAAAACGTGCGACCAATCTCAAACTGAGGTCTCATCAGATCTGGTACAATAGTAGAGTTGTTGAATATGCTTATCGGGGTACGGGGATTGGGTGGCTCTGATCTCAGGTCCCAGCTGGCGTTTCGGAGCACACCACCAATCGTCTCTGGGTAACCAATCTGTGCACGAGGATCCAGGTATGTCTGACCCTTCATGATATCATCTGGTGAGAAGCTACCAAAGTCCTCCTGAGATGGAATCTCTCGTGGGAGCATAGATGTGGACACACCCCAACCCTCTGATGTCTGGGGCTGCACGTCCATATCCATAGCCATAGAAGGTTCCTGTACAGTGTTGTATGTTATAATCGGACTTGGCGCGCTGTTCATCGGCTCGAGCAGCGGCGCTTGTGCATACCCTGATGAACGAGGTCTCACCACAAAAAGGAAGAACAACACAAAAACCAGAACTGCCACTACAACCTTGGGATTAATGTTCACTGCCATTTACTATTGAGCGAGTAAAAAATTTCAATCAGAGTCTTCGTCTTGAATCAGACACTTGACCGGCTCGGAGACTTTTCGCATCTTGACCTGGGTAATCTTCCACACGGGGCCGAAACTTTTACGAAGGAACCACAGTCCGTCAAACTGGATGAGAAGCCTACACTGACTACCAACCTCAAAATTTTTGGTAATGTCATTATTAAACATGAAGAATGCTACATTTACACGACCCTTTGAGTTGACACTGGGTTGCGTCTCAAGTGTATGACCATCAAGGGCAGACTGATAATAACTCGTAATTACATCCTCTGTAAACTCACGCTGGAACCACTTGGTAGAGTTGATGACTGCGTCAGCCATAAACATCGAGTCCCACTTTTGAATATTCGCAATATCCACATCACTCAGCATAACTGGAACGTCGGTTGAATGATCCCACGGCAGTGAGGTGTTTATTGTTGAATTGTTGATGGAGACAAACACCGGTTTGTTATCACTCGTAGAAGCTTTGACAAAGTACCGACCATCCTGGAGACGAACTGGATCCTCGTAAACTACGGTAGCCATTTATTTATTATAGCAAAGTATCTTTAATTTGGTTAAAAAACTCCACGTGTAATACTAATAATGAAGCATCACATTATCGGGGTGGTTCGTGATGTGTGCATCAAAACAACATCAGATCTTACTCCGATCATGGAGCGCGTAGTTGAACGGCTTCGACTTCACGAGGTTTCACGTGCGTTTCACCAATTTGAACCATATGGTGCGACTGGTGTTATTGTCTTGTCCGAGAGCCACTTTTCGGCACACACATACCCGGAGGATCGCAGAGTATACCTGGATATATTCTGCTGCTCGAAAGATTTTTCAACTGACGAGGCTGTTAAAACTATCCATGAGATGTTTGGGAGTGAGGATTTTGATTGGCAGTACGTCGAAAGATAAAACACTTAAAGACTTGTGGTATATTATATGTAAAATGGAGGCACTACTTGAGAAGCTGGTTGCTGACGTCAAGTCTATGCACAAGGATATTCGCAAGATTCGTCAGTCTATTGAGGATCCTTCCGGTGAGAAGGCAAAGGCCCGCTCCCAGAACAATGGTTTCCGCAAGCCCCTCGATGTTGATGACAAACTGCGCGAGTTCTTGGCTCTCGAGGCTGGTGCTAAGATTTCACGTGCCGAGGTTACTCAGGCGATTGATGCATATGCGGTTAAGAATAATCTGAAGGCGGGTCAGGTTATCAATATGGATGACAAGCTTCGCGATCTTCTGCAGCCACCCGCTGATGTGCAGGTTACTTACCTGAAGCTGCAGCACTACCTGGCGCCTCATTATATCAAGGCGGATAAGCCAGTGGTTGAGAAGTCAGCTCCAGTGGATGACAAGCCAAAGAAGCCCCGTGTGCGCAAGGCTTAAAAATTAAATGTATAATACTAGTAAATGTCTGATGTACTTTTGGAACTTCCAATGCTTGATAGAAAAAAAATTGAAGATATAGTGGGTGCTCGTATACAGGATATCTCATTGTATCAATGCGCTTTCACTCATAAGAGTGCATTGAAGCAATATAATGCCAAATCGTCATACGAGACTTTGGAGTTTTTGGGTGATTCTGTTTTGGGATTTGTGATTACAAAGATTCTGTACGATAGATATCACACAGATGAACACGAAGGATTTCTAACAAAAGCACGTACAAAGCTTGTGCGCGGGAAAACACTCGCAGATATTTCATTAAATCTGGGACTGGGTGAGTTTGTTGTTATGGATGACAAGGGTATGCGCAACCAATGGTACAAGAACCCAAAAATCTTAGAGGATGTGTTTGAGGCGTTCGTGGGGGCCATATACCTAGACCTGGGAGTAATACACGTTAAAAAGTTTGTGTCTCGTGTGTTTGACATGTCAAATTTTGACGATGACAACTATAAAGATATAGTCATGCGATGGTGCCAATCAAATAGATATACGTTACCGGAATACCGCGTCAACACGTACGACAAAGGAATATTCAACATTGATTTATACATTAACGGTAAATATGTAAGCACAGGGTCTGCAAAAACAAAGAAGGAGGCTGAGCAATGCGCAGCTGAAATGCTAATTAGAAGTACAAGTGTATTATCTTACAATGAATAGCAAAGTCCAAGCGCTCATATCAAAGGTGTACGATGCACAAAAATCTGAGGAATGGCTCAAGCTACGTGGGAATATGTTGACGGCGAGTGATGTCGCATCTGCGATTGGTGTCAACGGGTTTGAATCACCGGAAGATTTGCTTTACAAAAAGTGTGGGTTTCGCAGACTGAATCAGGATACAACTGCTATGGATCACGGGAATAGGTACGAAGCGGAAGCTCGTGATTACTACGCTGAAAAATACAATGAAACGGTTCATGAGATTGGTCTTGTTCCTCATCCACTTTACCAGTGGCTCGGTGGTAGCCCCGATGGCGTTACAGAGTCTGGTAAACTGATTGAGATCAAATGTCCACTAACACGCAAGATTACAAACAAGGTGCCCGACTATTACATTCCGCAAGTTCAGGTGCTCATGGATATCCTAGACCTTGACGAATGTGATTTTATTCAATACTCACCAGACCCCCATACGTTTGTAATGACTAAGGTTCCCAGGGATCGTGAGTGGTTTGTAAAGTATCTACCGATAATGTCTGATTTATGGCAGCGTGTCATTGAAAGGCGTAAACTTCCCCTATGTGAAATTCAAAACGAAAATGGAATTTTTATAAAATGATATACTACATGGGTAAAAGTATTTTCAGTTTCTATTAAAACGTGATATATTCAAGTTTGTCCAATTTGCATTCTTGATGTTCATTCCTAAATTCTTCATTCCGTTATTAGTTATATTGAAAAATTTGATATTTGTTCTTTTTTGACCGATAGAATTTTTATTTGTGATTTTCCTTCTTATCCGACCGTTTATCAATTTAAATTTGACGTTAAACTCTGGTCCATTTCTATTTTTTCTAAATCCAAGTGAAGCTGAGTTCCTAGTAGCGCCTTTACTATGCTGTTTATATGGAACCATTTCCGATCTCCTGACCATTTGTGATATGCATATATTAAAAATTAAACGCGTTTGTTTTAAAATGAGGTGTCAACACTGTAAGCGAGTTTCTATTCTCAAGTGTAAGTACTGCCAGTATGATTTTTGTTCTGGGTGTATTCAATTGGAGATTCACGGGTGTACACATATACAAGACAAGGTGGATGAATTGAAAAATGATTTGAAATCAAAATTACCTACAATCAAAGCCTCGAAAATATAAATGCTGCAATGACTATACCACCTAGAAGCATGAGTTCCTTGTTTGTATCTATGGGTATACTGTGTCTTATTGCGTCAATCTTCTGAATGTTGTAATCCAACTGAAATCTTCTAGGTGGTACGGGGATTGTATCTGGCACAGTCGAACAGTACTCGAGTGTTCCATATCCAGCAGTGCGTGCGAATAAACATCCTTGACTCTCCTCATTCTCATTCGGTTTAATCTCTATAGTTGGGTCCACAACAAGTCTTTCTTTATATAGATTGTTCGTGCGGCCCGGTGGGTCCATTTATATTAACAAATCTTTTTTATTAAAAATACCAACACCACGATGGTTATTACTTCAACGAATAATCGAATAGCATCTTTCTCCTGTGGATCCATCTGGTTTGGTATATTTGGTTTAATAAAAAGGTTGCTGACAACATCCACAAATCTTTGCATACCGATGAAAACCAGTACTCCTATCATAGCTTTGGGTATATCCTTCATAGCCCAATCTTACCATTGAATGGCATTTTATTGCCATATGTACTCACCATTTCTGGGTTGCTCATTGGGGTGGGTGCACTGGATAAATCACCTATGTACCTTTGGTATGCCTGCACGCCCATGACAGTCTGGCGTGTACACTCGCGTATAACCTGTGTGTTCATAGACTCGACCTGTGCCTGTATATCACCATATGGATTGTATGAATTGACGGAGTATATACTCTCCATGATTATAGTCAGTGGTCGAGCATCCTGTTCATTTATATCCTTCCCAGTCTTAGCCTTGGTCTCGGATATGATTCCATTTTGAATTGTGTTGTAGTTAAACTCTGAAAAGAATGCATTGTATAAAGGTGTCCGAGACTGTTTATACATTTAGTATATCTATATAAAAAAATAAAACGATTATTACTAAACATGCAAGTACAAAAGAGAAACGGTACACTTGAAGATGTCAAGTTTGACAAGGTTACTTCACGTATTCAACAATTGTCAGATGGTCTCCAAGTGTCCCCTGTTCTACTCGCCCAAAAAGTCTTGACCAATATTCACGATGGGATCAAGACATCAGAGCTCGACAACATCTCAGCCGATATTGCCATTACACAGGATCACCCTGATTACGCTATTCTAGCTTCACGTATCATTGTTTCCAATATGCACAAGACGAGCATTACATTTTGTGATGTAATGAAAAATTTGTATGATTCGGGTCTCATCTCCGATTGGCGACCAGCATCCCTTCAAAAGGTTATTGTTTACCCCCATCGTGATTATTACCTGGACTATTTTGGTCTCAAGACGCTTCAAAAGATGTATCTCCTACCAGGTGAGACACCGCAGTATATGTTCATGAGAGTGTCGCTCGCCATATCAAACTGGGATCCAGTTGCGGCTCAGGAAACATACGACGCCATGTCTCATAAATACTACATACATGCCACCCCCACACTGTTCAATGCTGGTACCAAGTGTCAGCAGATGAGTTCGTGCTTCCTAGTCGCCATGAAGGATGATTCTATAGATGGTATATACGACACGAAGAAGGAGTGTGCACAGATTTCAAAAATGTCAGGGGGGATAGGATTGCACATTCATAACGTTCGAGCAAAGGGATCTGTAATCAGAGGTACAAATGGTGTATCAGATGGTATACTTCCTATGCTCAGGACAATCAATGCAGATGCACGCTACGTAAATCAAGGAGGGAAAAGGAAAGGATCATACGCTGTATACCTAGAGCCATGGCATGCTGATATTATGTCATTCCTAGAACTAAAACTCAACCAGGGTGATGAGGAGGCTCGGTGCAGAGATTTGTTTCCAGCCCTGTGGATTCCCGACTTGTTCATGGAGAGACTGGAGAAAAACCAAGACTGGTCTCTGTTTTGTCCAGATGAAGCTCGTGGCTTATCAGATGTGTACGGTGATGATTTCAAGAGACTGTACGAGCAATACGAGTTGGAGGGCAAGGCGAGAAAAGTGGTGCCGATACAGAAGATTTGGCTCGCTATTCTCAAGTCTCAGGTGGAGACGGGTACACCGTACATGTTGTACAAAGATGCATGCAATCGAAAATCAAATCAGAAAAATCTAGGAACCATTAAATGCTCAAACCTTTGCACTGAAATTGTAGAGTACACAGACAAGGATACAACAGCCGTTTGCAATCTCGCATCAATCGGTCTTCCTACATATGTGGAAGGTGGCCAATTTAATTACGAGAAACTCGAGGAGATTACACGCCTCGCGGTCAGAAACCTGAACAAAGTTATCGATTTGAACTGGTACCCAACGGAAACTTCAAAAACCTCAAACCTCAAGTACCGCCCCATTGCAATCGGGGTTCAGGGTCTTGCTGATGTGTACGCCATGCTCGGGATGGAGTTTGGAGAAGGCGCAATCAACAAGTCTATTTTTGAGACGATATACTATGCAGCAGTCTCAGAGTCTGTAAATCTCGCAAAGCTCATGGGTGCATACGAAGGGTTCCATGGATCACCGGCATCGGAGGGTAAGTTTCAATTTGACCTGTGGGGTGTAGCACCAACTGACAGGTACGACTGGATATCTCTCCGGGATGAGATGGTAAAGTATGGTCTCAGAAACAGTCTCCTCGTTGGTCCCATGCCCACAGCAACCACCAGTCAGATTTTGGGGTTCAACGAGTGTATAGAGCCATACACGTCAAACTTTTACCTGCGCAGAACGTTGGCGGGAGAGTTTGTTGTGGTCAACAAACACCTTGTGAATGCACTCGTAGATCTAGGGTTGTGGGATAAGGATCTCAAGGATCAAATTATCAAAAACAACGGATCTGTTCAGGACATCGAGTGTATACCCGATCACCTGAAGAGGGTGTTCAAAACTGTGTGGGAGATTTCGCCGAGAACCATAATTGACTTGTCTGCTGAGAGGGGTGTTTACGTGTGTCAGTCCCAGTCTATGAATCTGTTTGTTGACAACCCCACGAATGGTAAACTCTCCAGTATTCACATGTACGCTTGGAAAAAGGGTCTCAAAACGGGCATGTATTACTTGCGCACAAAGCCAAAGGCGAAGGCGATCCAGTTTACACTCGACCCAAACAAGTATGGAAAACGCACAAATGACGAGGCGTGCACCATGTGTTCTGCGTGAGCATTTTCTAGTGCTATATAAATGATACTTCGGTTCGGTAGACCTGACAGTCGAAACGAAACGTTCTGGAGACTCAACGCAAAATCGTTCGCATTGTTGATACCAGCCGTCATACTCGGGCACTATATTGATAAACTGGTGGAAACCATACAACGAAAAAATATAGGACTTTACATGGCGCTTCTGATACAAACTCTGCTCAATATTGTGCTCATATACATTTTACACAGAGTAATGCATGCATACTCGAACGAGTTTCAACTGACTCTACCAGGTATGTTCTTCTCCGCCATGTTCTTTGGTATGCAGACCAACTTTTTGGCCAATTTAAAAAAGGCTCTTCATTAGAGCTTTGATTTCAATGTAGTCTCGAACCAATTAGAAAGCTGCTCGTAGTACTTTGTAGTCTGGAAGTACATGTACGCACCAACCATGATGGCTGCGCCTGGCTTGGCCTGGCCGGATATGAGTAGGTATATTGATATCAGCACAATCATAAACACACCAAAGTCTATACTCTTGATGAAATCTTTAGTCGCAGACTTGATATTATCAGCGGTACTCATTTAAAATATAGGGAGGTTTATTTTTCAATGGAATTCACCCCTGGTAAACGAAATGTCAAGATTACATACAATGGTAAACCATTCCGGGTACAGGTTCCTAAAATGCGGTGCTCTGGAAAGTCAGAGTACGGTGGTATTGAGCTTGACATGTGCCGTGAGTTTGCCGAGTTTTGGGAATCTGTAGAGTCGGATTGTCGCGAATGGGCTGACCCTTCGCTCATGTGGCGTTCAAACACAGTCGATGGAAAGTTTAGAGTTAAGATTGATGAGAAGACTCACATCTTCGATTCAAACTCTAAACTTGTATCGTGCGAACCAAACTTCCACGAGAAGATTGTAACTTGCATACTAGACATCAAATCTGTATACAAGTTTAATGGGTATTGTGGAGTTACATGCAGAGTGCACCAAATTAAGGTGCACGAATCAGAGTGCCAGCTTTAGATTCTGAACATAACCCGAATCTTATTGCGTGTATTCCGGAATTTGGGCGGCCCCATGTAAGCGATGCCACCTGGGCCCGCAATTAACAGATTTCCAGATTTGCGTTTCGGTTTACGAAGGCTTTTGACGCGGGTACCTCGAGATATCTTTCCTGAGTTCTTTACATAACCAACACCTCGTACGTACGGCATTTAATGTAACGCAGTATTATTTTTTCAGGCGATCGTATATATCAGATACATCCCTGTACGCTTTTGTATCGTGCTTTGGTGTCAGAAAAAACTCGGAAGCTGGTATACCCGCCGTCTTTTTGTATATTGTTATGGCCTGTCTCCACCGAGTCAGGCCTGGATTCTTCTTAGCAGCTACTGATCGCGCTTTTGATTTAATCTCACCTTTTTTCTTGATGAGTTTATTCTTTGTTGTACCGGTGGGTGTCATCAAAGCTGTCCCCTTGTACACCTGACGCTCAGATCCGACCAACAGTACCATTTGATGTAATCATAGAAAAAAATGTACATTTAAAGGGCTAGACCGTATTTATATAAATAAATAAAGTAATGGATCACATATCCTTTATCCGCGAGATTGGCACATTTCGTAGTGGTATCCATGAACCTCCTTCATGGCTAAAACTAACAACGATTACAATGGTTAGTAGCCATCTGAAAGATGTTGACTGTAAGCTCAATCTCAATCGAATGAAACTCTTTTTCAAAAAGGCGCGCTATGTGCCAATATCATTCAAGGGTGGTTCGATCGAATACAAGTGGCGCCGGTTTTATTCGACATTTTACAATCAGGTTACGATTGGCTATCAAGATGATCTCTCGACAAAGAAAGTTAAAATTTTTCCGAACGGTTCGTTGCAGATTGCTGGCTGCCGCGACATTGCAGATTGCGCGCGGTTCATAAAGCAGTTGAACATAATCATGAAACTCGTTTATAACGTAGAGATTCCCAAGCAGAGTTTCAGAATTGTCATGATTAACAGCAATTTTTCACTCAACCATATGATTAATCAGAATATGGTGTTTTCTATAATGACAACCATCCCAGGTGTTTCTGTGTCGTTTGACCCTGATAGATATTCAGCTGTCAAGTTGAAATTTAAACCAATCAAGGATGGCAAGACGGTTACTGTTAGTATATTTTCATCAGGGAGTGTCATTATAACAGGTGCACAGACACTTGATGAAGTATGTCAGGCGTATATATTTTTAGTATCACATATGTTGACTCATATGGACAGGGTATACGTTGGTGCTATCGATGCACCAAAAGATTTTGACTATTTCATGTACTATAGATACAGCGAATGGTTCAAAAAAATAATATCAGATGATAATAAAAATGTCGTCTAGACTCGGAATGGCTGATGGTAGATGTTTTACAGTAACCGTCTCTAGCAGAATTCTAAATGAAGAGATTGCTCACACCAATGGGATTGATGTACGTGATAACTACGCATATCGCCAATCGCTACAAGCAAACCCAGAAAAGTATATTCAGATGATAACACCCAAAGACTGCATACCAGTTATCAATTCGGAGTTCTAATCCATTTGTTACATACCCATTTAGACCCCTTTATAACTGGATCCCCACCGTGAAATGAGTCATCTATTATACTACCATCTTTATGAGTATTGTAAAACAAAATAGCATCCCCTTGTTTTGGCTTTACAGAATTACCAAGTTTTGGAAATACGGTGTTACCACCCTCAAAATCATCATTCAAATATACCAAAAAAGTTGCGTATCGGGTACCAATATCAGAATTCATGCGCTCACAAAACTTCTTATCACCTTTGCACACATCGTAATGTGGTGTGAAGAATCCACCTTCAGTGTATCGAACCACTTGCAAAAGTTCCTGATTTTTTTTACTCGTCCCGGTTTCTAATGATGCACGCTCTGAAATCTTATCAACGACAGAGCTTGAATCATCCAACCAACACTGTTTGCTTATGCGTGTAGTTGTGTCAAGATTGTCATTGGATAAATTGTACACTCTACTGTCTTCCAATTTGCCTTCTGATAGTTTCATGATTTCTTGGCATTCCTCAGGTGTTAAAACATTTGGTATGTATCTTAAAACTCGTTTCCTGTGTATGAAATAAAACACAACAAATATGATGACGAGTATTGAAATCAAATACATATTAAAATTTCGAAACATTTTAAATTAAATGATTATCGTGGTCGACGGCAATATCGGATCTGGTAAAAGTACATTGCTCAAGAATCTCAGCCATAGTTTCAATGTGGTGACTGAGAAGATTGAAAAGTGGCCCCTCGAAGAATTTTACAAAGACCCATCGAGATGGGCAATGACTCTACAGATTAGAATTTTACAAACAATGTCTAAACCCACATATGATATGTGTTTTCACGAGAGATGTCTCCAATCATCCAATTATGTTTTTTGGAAACATTCCATGGATGAGGGTTTGGTATCAAAAATAGAAGATGAAATTTACCAAGACTTGTATAAACGATTTGAATGGAAATCCGATATGTACGTATATCTTAGGTGCTCACCGGAAAAATGTTTTGAGAATATACAAAAGAGAACTCAAACGGGTGATAAATCAGTCAGTATTGAATATATTCGGAAAATCAACACCAAGTATGAAGAGTTTATACAGAACATACCAAATGTTATCATCATAGACGCAGAGCAGGATGAGAAGACGGTTTATGACAATGTATGTAGTATAATAGGATGTCGACAGCCACCTATATGACTCGCCGAGATTTCAAATACAGTTTCACGCCTTTACCGTAATTTTTTTTTAATGTTGTAGTATAAATGTCTCACGAGTGTGGGGCTGAAACACAGAACGGTGGGACATGTAGACGTAAGGTGCGAGGTGAACCGGGTGTGCGATGCCCGGTTCACACGACACGTAATGATCAACAGTGTTCAATTTGTTTAAACGACCTCACAGGCCAATGCAAAACCCTACCATGTGGACATGTGTATCACAGACGTTGTATTTCACAATGGAGCCGAACCGGACACCACACATGTCCATATTGTAGAGAGCCATTTGAACAGCCACCGGAACAGTACCGTGTAACTGTAACTATTGAAAATTTAAGAACTCAGCAAAATTATACATATCACTCAAATACATTTCCCGAAATGATTCGCCAACTTGGTATAGTAAACCCTAACTCTCTTATGACAGAAGTCGTCTTAGACGTTGATTCCCAAATATCGTTGAGAGAAGTCTTGAACGATTTGGGGGTTTCCGCAGTGAACGATTTGTTTTAATACCAGGTGTACTTCGTTCACCGGAACCTGCTTTATCAGTTTTCACACAGTACGCGCAGCAAAATTTAGTATAATTTAAACCTGGGTAATTTCTGCTTGCATATCTGGGATCCACTATAGTCTTACCTTTCGCATCAACAATGATTGGAATGTACCCCCAACCTTGTTTATGTGCCCACAAATTGACTGGTATAGTAACCAATTTACCAATCTTGAATGTACCGACGCTTCTACGCACAGTTGATAAAGGGACTCTTAAAAATTTTGCAATGTTCGGGAGAGTATCATCTTTTTTCAGTCTATATTTTACACCTCTGATTTGCTTATAGAAATGAAAATCACCATCGGGTGAAACAAAACTCATAATTTTGTAATATCCCTTTGGACACGGCTTGTTTATATTTTGACACACATGTACAGTTTTGGGATTGTCACCGAGTATACGTCGCCGTATACCTCTACATGTAGTAAAATTCATACCATTTGATGATATACCCGCCCTATTCCCAGGTGTGCTCTTTACATTTCTGTTTCTCTCAAAATCACCAATTGCATAATCGTAGCAATTGTCCGAATTTACCGCGGATGACCAAGGGTATGGTGAATATATGGGTTCTGATCCACTTAGTGGCAATCGCTTGACCATTTTATATTTTACCCACATTATAATTCTTCGCGATTTGCTTTTGCGAGCATTTCTAACTTTTTAGGTGGAGATTTTTTCGCAGATAAACTTGCATTTAGGCTTCGTGCAAAATTGGACATGTTGCTATTCAGTGATGACGATGGCGATTTACTTTGCCTTCTCTGTGTGAGTAATTGGGCATTTAGATTTCGGGCAAAATTAGACATGTTGCTATTTGATGATGACGATTTACTTTTCTGTGTGAGTAATTGGGCATTTAGATTTCGGGCAAAATTAGACATGTTGCTACCCAGTGATGACGATGACGATGATGAAGACGAAGAAGATGATGCTCGATTTGGGTATCTGTTAATAAGTATCTGTCTGAGAGTCCTTTGAATATTTGATTTTTTGGGCAATCCCTCGATTCGTCTTCTCGTATTAATCCCGTAATGAGTTTCGGTCAATTCTAATATTTTCGAAATTGGCATAGTTGACATTTCTTGTTTTGTACCAAATCCATAGAAGGGTTTGAATGAATTTCCATTTATGATGAATGGTCGATTTTGTACATTCTTGACAAACCCTTTAGTTCTCGCCGTCTTTTCAATTACATTGAGTAGGTTTTTGGCGGTTCGTTTTTTCATCGTGGTTGTATTCACACCCATGTTTTTAGCGAGTTTTTCCAAGTTTGGTTTTTTGAACGATCTGTGTGATATGTTTTTGTTGTTATAGAGTAATTTGTCGCCTCGTTTAACAAAGCTCATTTTACGCGATGATTCACCACGTGTATATGTTGATGGTAATCCTAATATTGGTTTTACGTGTGTCGGTATATCAATACCAAATGAGGCAAACCTCTTTATTATTTTGTCTCTTTGTTTTGAAGACTGGGGTCGCTTAAAGCAACATGGTTGACCTGTTGCTTTATCTGGAAAAACATATCTCGGTTGCCCATCTTTTGATTGACATATACCAACGAACGAGTAAGGAGTCGGGCAATCCTTTTTCGGGCACACGGTTTTGCGATTTTTCTGTGTTTTTGTTTTGGGTGAGTAATTTTTAGCCATTTTCTGACCACGGACAAATCTCTCCGGGATGTTTTTCATGAATGCATTTACCCGTGAAATCACAGACTGGACTTGATCCAATTTCACACTTGGTAAAACTACGGTACCTTTTCCAGGGAATAACTGAACAGTTGTGCCATCGAGTGTGAATTGATACACGTGTGCGCGTTCTTCCGTCTCTGGTCGAGCTCGCAAAAAGTTCCTGAAATCGTCGCTATCGAGTACATACTTTCTAGGCATGTGCCGAGTCAAAGCAACTGAATTTATCTTGACATCTTGAACATCTGGGAGCACTTTTTGTATAATTGTTATTGGTATAGATTTTATACGGTTTGAATTTAAAGAGCTAGACACCATAAATGGTTGCGCAAACCCACCTACTATTGTGATTGATCCAGATTTATACAGTCTCATAACATGTTGCCCACTCATACTAATTTTAAACTGAATTGTGTCAAATGCTTTGTTAGACTCTCTATAGTTTGCAGTAAGACCGGAAACTTTCTTTATATTTGAATTATACTTCTTATTCAGAAACGGTTTCAGTGAATCAAATCCACCCGGGTACTTAACTGATGCGTTATACCCGGTAATCTTGAAATACCCACCTCTAAAATACCTCTGGATAGTTCGAGCGGCTACATTTTCAGCGTTCATTTTACCCATTACATTCCTTAAGAGGTTCATGTTCAAATTCGAATTCGAACTACTCATTTACTAATAGTCGTCAGAAAAAATCGCAGTGTCCTGAACCAAATCTAAACCGTGCACAAATGGCTGAAGCATGTAGGGTTTTTCGTTGTATGTTCGGCTCTCCGTAATCACTGTGATATGACGCGAGCTGAATGGACCAGCGTAAAAATCTGGGTTGAATTTGAACCTGCCAAGGTTGTTCTCTTGGCAGTGCTGATTGAAAATTTGAAGAAACACCTTTTGTGGACACACAAGATTCTCTCCGTATGTAATCTTTTCGGATGACAGAAAGTGCTGGAGTGCGTTGGTAACCATCGCAACTTGGTTTTGAATATCTTTGAAATACTTGGGGACGACGTTCCAGATATCTTTGTCTGCGTACTTGCGTGTGTAATCTAGGTATGCTTTTACGCACTTGACCATGATTGCTGGAATCTCTTCATTAATTTTTTCGTCAAGCTTTGGGTCAGCATCTTGAACCTGCTTGCCAAAATTAAATGTCAAGAATCTGCGAATGACCGACCCGGAGTTATCCTTCCACCCAGGAACCTCATTGCCGGCAAATACACCCGGAGTTTTCCACTGCGTGCTCAGGGCAGTGTCATACTTTCTGGCGATTGAAACATCTTCGCCGCTGACTATGGATTGAAACTCCGCCTGTTCTAGGCAAATGTCCCCTTTGACTTCTGGGCTGATGAATAGGAACCCATCGTGGATGCTCCACAACCCAAACTTCCGCTCACTGTTATTTGATAGAATCTTGACATCTTCAGATTCATAAAACTTTTTGAAAACCTTGACAATGAGTGTCGATTTGCCAGATCGTGCAATACCCTTGAAGAATGGTATAATCTGCCACTGATCAAGATCATTTACATCATACATGAGACGCCCCGCCATGACGTACATCCACCTACACACATCCTCTGAAAAATCTTGGTAGCTCAGTACAGTCTGCATGTTTGGCGTTGGAATCTTATACCAGTCTGTTATTTCGTTATACATGTTAAATTCTTGGTCAAAGTATTTACAAGACACAATAGTAGGGTCGAGTGCCAAAAACTCTTTTGATTCATATGGGTAGAAATTACACGTGTATTTCGACCCATCCCACTCCTTACCCACAAACAACCCATTTTTGAATGACCAGACGTTTCGATTCTTGATAATCTCTGGAAACTGTACATCCTTACAGTTGGTCAAAAAGTTTACAATGTCTTTGACCATTGTGCCCTTACTCGTCAAATTTTTCCACATGTCATATTTAGTCTCTTTCTGTGTATACAGGTATACATAGTCAGACACCTGCATAACCTGCTTCCATGCCCGCGTGTTTGAAATCTGTTGACAACACTTACCCTTGTACCTCTTCATCTCAAGTGTGGATGCATTATTCAGCAGGTACAGGAGAATCTGCTGAAAAGGTGTAAGTTTATCATCATCCTCTTCCAGAGTTGAGCACCTGTATATGTTATCCCCTTGGATTACCGTAGGATAGTTGATGCGTGTATTCTGCCTAATGTACAGTGTAACCTGATCAAATGCATCATTGTGCATAACAATGAGACGCTTTACACGATCGACGAGTTTCATGTCATCACCGTTGATATCTGTAAACATGGCAGTATCACCTGACACATGATGGAAGAGTGCTATGAGTAGTTTCTGGTGCTGGCGATGATTCTCGGTTATAAGGTCAACATCACACATCTTAGGAAGACCATTATCATCCTTCTCCACGTTGCGACAAAACAAATCAAACCCAATTTTGATAGGAGCGTACGAGTCTCCCTTCAGGGTGAGTCCGATGTGTTCCTCCAGTTTTAGGAGAAGTTGATGAATATCCTCTGGACTTTTTGTCTGAATATCATGCTTGTAAACCTCGTGTTGTATATCCTTCTTCTTTTCGTTCGAAGGGTCCTTGTCTAGAATCTTAACGCCACTCATTTATATACTGAACGAGTTTTTTTCTTAATTTGTTTTCAGTGTACTCAGTGTATTCAGAATAGATACCATTTTGATTAGAATCTTATTCTGATTCTCCACGTGGGACGCAAGCTTGTTCAGAACCTCTGCAATTCCAGTACCATCTTCAGTCTGAAGCAGGGATCCCAGGTACTCGAATGGGTCAACACCCTCATCGTCGCTTCCCATCTCAATCTCCTCAACAGTGTCCATTTATATACCCTGGCAAATTTCAATCTATATATTTGCGCATGGATGGGGTTTATTTTTTTTCTTGGCTAATATCAAATGGCTGGTGGTCTTATGCAGCTCGTTGCCTACGGTGCTCAGGATGTGTATCTGACCGGTAATCCCAAGGTTACCTTCTTCCAGGCTGTGTACAAGCGCCATACCAACTTCGCCATGGAGACTATTCAGCAGACCATCAACGGTTCCGTTGCCAACTCCCAGCGTATCTCCGTAACCATTGCTCGCAACGGTGACCTGGTTGGTTACATGTACGCCGAGCTGCAGCCCACCACAACTCTGGCTTCCAACCTGACCTCCAGCAACACCACTCTGGACACCAACTGGATTGCTGAGCGTGCCTTCTCCGCTATTGAGCTGACCATTGGTGGCCAGCGCATCGACAAGCACTACCAGATCTGGTGGCGTCTGTACTCTGAGCTGTTCCTGAACAGCGACAACAAGGTCAACTACAACAAGATGACCTCTCTGGCCAACTGGACCAACGGCATCCTCGGTACCAACAACACCAACAAGGTGTACCTGCCTCTGCTGTTCTTCTTCAACCGCAACCCAGGCCTGTACCTGCCTCTGATTGCCCTGCAGTACCACGAGGTTCGCCTGGACATTGACTGCGCCGCCAACTACCAGACTTACTTCGGTACCAACCCCCCGATCATCTGGGCCAACTATGTGTTCCTCGATACCGAGGAGCGTCGCCGATTCGCGCAGAAGGCTCACGAGTACCTGATTGAGCAGTGCCAGCACACCGGTGGTGATCCCATGACCTCCGCAACCGAGACTGCTCCCCAGGTTGTGCGTCTGTCCCTGAATCACCCAGTCAAGGAGCTGATCTGGGCCTACCAGTCCTCTTCTTACTCCGGTACCAACGACCTGCAGGCTCTGTGGAACTTCACCTCCAATTGTTCCAACGTGCTGGTAACCACCGGCCCGAGCGCTTTCCTGACCGCCAACACCGTCATCTCTCCCAACCTGGCTGGCTCCCCGCAGATTCTGCTGGGCTCCGCCGGTGGCAACAGCTGGGCTGAGGAGGGTGCCCCACAGACTGGTCTGGAGGTGGGTCCTCTGTACAACTTCAAGCTGATTCTGAACGGTCAGGATCGTTTCAAGGAGCAGTTCGGCAAGTACTTCAACCAGGTGCAGCCGTACTACCACCACACCGGTAACCCCTACCCGGGTGTGTACTCTTACTCCTTCGCCCTGCACCCAGAGGAGCACCAACCGACCGGCACTTGCAATTTCTCCCGCATCGACAACGCCCAGGTGTCCGTGTCCCTCAAGAAGGCCCGTGGCGGAGGTGATGACACCAACACCAAGACCCAGAAGCTGTTCGCCGTCAACTACAACATCCTGCGCATCCAGTCCGGTATGGGCGGTCTCGCATTCTCCAATTAAATGTAGAACTTTTCGTATAGGTGCATACTAGCACCAATAGTAGTACAAAAATAAACACACAACACTAGAAAATCCAATTTCTATTGTTTTGTCCGAGACTTGGTTTAAAATGTAAAGTCGTATGTATGACAAATGCAGGCGTATGTTAATTTGCGATTGTATAGGCAGGCGTTCGGGTTTAATCCACATGCCGATGGGTGGTGGAATATGAGCAGTAATCGGGATCTGGCACTCGAGACACTCGAAATGTTTTCAGACAAGCAACAAATAGACTGGGATGTTCTTGATGTAAATCCAAATTTCACCGAAAAGTGGTTGTTGGCATTTCCAGAAAAGCCATGGGCTTGGGATAAATTTCACAAGCACCCTAAATTCGATTTTGATTGGGTTTATGTGTTTCTCAATAAACCGTGGAATTGGACAAAGTTGTCGGAACTGGCTACTATACCATTGCTTCGACAATACCCTATTTTTCAGTGGGACTGGCGGGCGGTTACGTGCAGTAGCGAAATCACAACAACTGAGATGGTTAAAAATTCCGATTTTCCGTGGGAAGTGTCCAACATACGATTTACTGAAATTGAGGATGATGATATAGAATTCTTGCACATGTTTCAGGAAGATCTCGAATGGAATGACATATCCGAGAGTGCACCTCTACACATTGTGAGACAAAATATGGATTTGCCATGGTTTCACTATCTTGTAGATTTAGAAAAGTTTCCCATAACACAGGATGATTTGGAGTTTTTGTATGAATCGTCAGATGATTATACATGGAACTGGGCACGACTTTCTTACATAGTTCCATTTGAACTGATTGCTAAAAATCCCCACATGCCGTGGGAACCCGAGCTGTTGTCATCCAACCCAACTATAACATACGACGATGTTCAAAAATACCCAAATCTACCGTGGGACTTGACAATGACACCGTGCGAGCCAATTGACCGAATCATACGGCGGTGGGTTGCGGCAAATCTCATAAAACGCAAGTTCAAGACTGCCATCTCAAATCCAGAGTACAAAATGTGTCGCGATAGGTTGGACAATGAATTTAGAAATATGGCGAGTTAGTTTTATAAAAATGGAGGATGTTTACATTCTTATTGATTGTTCATGGTCGATGAAGGATATGAAGGATGACGTCATACGTGAGGTCAACGAATATATCCTCGGTAAAGGTAGAGCCACCCGATTCTCCGTCTATTTCTTCAACCATGATATTGATAGACCGATTATCCAAAAGCGCGAAGTGTATATATCTGATGATATGTATGATATATGGGGTAGATCCGCACTATACGATTCAATAGATATTACTATAAAAGATGCAACGTCTAGAAGTAAAATCCCACCAACTTTTGTCGTGTACACGGACGGTATAGACACTGCGAGTATATATTGCACCAAATCACAGATTGAGGATATGATTGACCATTATAAATCGATTGGGTGTAAATTTGAGTTTCTACGTAAAAATCCATTCAAGAATAGAAACTCGAGGTGTTGTTCACTTAGAAGTTTAGGGTTTAGATAATATAAATGGTGGTTTTCCAAGCCGTGTCTTGGGAGGGTAAGGACACCGATGACAATGAATACACAATCACAATATACGGAAGAACCGCCGATGGTCGATCTGTATCCGCAACCACAAACTTTGAGCCGTACTTTTTCATAAAAGTTCCACCTGGATCGACTGATTCACAAGTATGGAGCGTCATTCTCAAAATTGGGCAGTCGCACGAGGTGGAATACAAAGCCCGTTATGAATTGGTTCAAATGAAGGAACTGTGGGGGTTTACAAACTCGAAGATGTGCGCGTTCATGAAAGTGTACCTACCTTGCTTGTCCCTCATGCGTAGATTGGCAGCGGCCACAAAATTCAGATCAGTTGCTGGTCTCAAGCTCAAAGTGTACGAAGCAAACATAGATCCCGTACTACGATTCATGCACATAACCGGTGTCCAGTCAACTGGTTGGCTCGAGGCAACTGGTGATCGTGTGTACCTGACCACGTGCGACATTGACATATTCGTGGGGCACTGGAAGACGATCAAGCCAGTTGAAAATGATTCAATCGCACCATTTAGAATCTCATCATTTGATATAGAATCGTACAGCTCGACTGGTAAGTTTCCCGATGCAGATGTACCCGGTGATGCCATGTTTCAAATTGCATTCACGACAAAAGTGTACGGGTCGGACAAAATAGAACAGCACTGTCTGTGTTATAAAAAAACAAATGCAGACAACTGCACATCGTTCGCAACTGAAAAAGAACTGCTCGACGCGGTTCAAGAGTATATCATCAGAACCGATCCAGACATCCTGACTGGGTGGAACATATTCGGGTTTGATTTGGAGTACTTGTACAAGCGCATGCTCATATGTAAGTGCGATCCAGAAACCTTCTGCATGGGTCGCAGGCGAGAACACCCGTGTATTCTCACAGAAAAGAATCTGTCTTCAAGTGCTCTCGGACAAAATGTTCTCAAGATGCTGCCAATGTCCGGCCGGTACACGTTCGATCTCTTCCAGACAATCAAGGCGGAGCACAAGCTCGAGTCTTACTCGCTAAATAACGTGTCGCTCGAGTTTCTGGGGGACAAGAAGAATGACATGCCAATAAAAGAGCTCTTCTCACACTTTGAGACTGGCGATCCGGATAAACTCGGAGAGGTTGCAGAGTATTGTATCAAGGATACAGAATTGCCAATCAGACTCATGGAAAAACTGTACACGGTTGAAAATCTCATTGAGATGGCCAAAGCGACGTGGGTCCCTCTTAGTTTCTTGAGTGAGCGTGGGCAGCAGATTAAAGTGTTTTCACAGATTGCAAAAAAGGCGCGAGAGCTCAGGTTTGCAATTCCCATGCTACCAAAGAATGATGATCCGGTTCAGTACGAGGGCGCGACAGTTTTAGAAGCTCAAACTGGTGCGTATTACGAGCCCATAACAGCTCTTGATTTTGAGAGTCTGTACCCATCAATCATGGTTGCACACAATCTGTGCTACTCCACCCTCGTCATGAATCCCAAGTATGACAATTTGCCCGGTGTGGAGTACGAGACACACGGGGATCACAGGTTTGCCCAAAATGTTCCGAGCCTGCTTCCCGCTATTCTGTCTGACCTGAAACTGTTTCGAAAGAAGGCCAAGGCTGACATGGCAAAGGCAAAGGGCACCCCAATGTATCACGTGTATAACGGTAAGCAGTTGGCGTATAAAATATCCATGAATTCCGTGTACGGGTTTACAGGTGCATCGAAAGGTATGCTCCCATGTGTGGCAATTGCATCAACAGTAACATCACAGGGTCGTACCATGATTCAACAGTCGAAAGAGTATGTAGAGGCTCATTTTCCAGGTTCGCAAGTGAGATATGGCGATTCTGTTATGCCAGGCACACCTGTTATTATTAGAAAGAATGGAATTGTAAAGATTGAAAAAATTGAAGATTTGGGCAACTCTTGGGCTCCATACCCCGGTATATTTGCAAAGGATGGTTCACACAAAGAATCGATCGAAAACACACATCTAGAGGCATGGACACACGATGGGTGGAAACCTATTCATCGCGTCATACGCCACAAATGTAAAAAAAAGATTTGGAGGGTGGTTACACATACTGGAGTTGTAGATGTTACTGAAGATCATTCACTTTTAGATGAAAATTTGAATCTCGTAAAACCTGGTGATGTGATGGTAAATGAAAAGTTGTATCACAGTTTTCCTACACAACACTATGAATCTCATAATCACGACTTGTTCATATATGGTATGTTTGTCGGTGATGGGTCATGTGGAGAATATGACTGTCCATCAGGTAAAAAGTACTCGTGGGCTATAAACAATAAGGATATAGAACTACTTGATAAATGTAAAAATATATTAGAACACATGTATCCTGACCTCAAATTTGTAATTATGGACACACTTGAAAGTTCGGGTGTATATAAATTGAGTCCTAGAGGTAAAATTACATCTTTTGTTAAACATTGGAGATATGTATGCTACGACGGAAAATCTAAAAAGGTCCCCGAGTTTGCAATGGGGAATTCTACATTTCTAGATGGACTGTGGGCGAGTGATGGATGTCGCCAAGATTATCATAACATCGGTTGTCGACGCATCGATACCAAGAATCAAATAACCGCGCAATGGTACTATATGTATCTTCGATCGCTTGGATATAATGTATCTATTAACACGCGTATTGACAAACCAGCCATTTTCCGCCTCACGTTTTCGAATTCAAAGTTTAGAAAAGATGAAAGTTGTGTAAAAAAAATACACGTACTCCATGATTCGTGGGACGGGTACGTATATGACATAGAAACAGAAGCTGGTACATTCCAGGCAGGTGTAGGACAATTAATTGTGAAAAACACTGACTCAATCATGGTCCAGTTTGACACGGGTGGACTCACTGGGCTCGAAGCTATAGAGTATTCATGGGGTCTGGGCGAAAAAGCGGCTGGGGAGATTACAAAACTGTTTAAATCACCAAACAATCTGGAGCTTGAAAAGATTTACTGCCCGTACTTTCTGTACTCTAAGAAACGGTACGCGGCAAAGATGTGGGTCATGGGTAAAACGGGTATGGAGATGGAAAAGATTGACATCAAGGGGCTTCAGGTTATTCGCAGGGACAACTGTCAATTTGTTCGCGATGTGTGTCAAGATGTCATCAACATGATTCTCGATTCGAGCGATCCAACTGCGCCGATTGAGTATGCAAATCAAAAGGCTCGCGAGCTCAAGAGTGGACATGTACCAATGCAGAAACTCATGTTGAGCAAGAGACTTGGGGACAGCTACAAGTCTTCAAATCTTGCACACGTGGCTGTACGAGACAAGATTCGGGAGAGGGCACCAGGGTCAGAGCCATTGTCTGGGGACCGTGTACAATTTGTCATTGTTGATACGGGAGACAAGAAACATAAGATGTATCAAAAGGCGGAGGATCCGAACTGGGTCGAGTCGACCAAGCTGAAACTCGATTACGATTATTACTTGAAGCACCAATTTGAAAACCCAGTCAGGGATTTACTTGAGCCATTGACTGATTTCAAATTAAGAATATGAGGCGTGTATAGAGTAGGGTAAAATGGAGCTGAATCCGTATATGCAAACAATTACAAAAAGTATTGAAGAAGAGGTGGAGCGCCGAGTTACCGAGCGTATGACTTCTCTTCTTGAATACATGTCTGAGGCGTGTGATATACCTATGAAGGTTTTGACCAAGATTATGCTCAAGGTGGAAACAAAGCAGACTGTGTGTCTTGGTCTCAACAAGAAGACAAACAAGCGATGCAGAAATTCACCAAAAGATAACGGGTACTGCCATTTACACCAGAGTCAGTACACGCCAAAACTTATTGATATACAACCTAAGATTGTTCACACACATACACTCCCACCACTCTACATGAAAGGATGCCCAGCATGTGAAGCAAACTCAGCCAGGCAAATTGACATGGGGAATTTTTTTATATGAGTATATAAAATGCCAGTTACACCGACTAGTGCCAGTGCCACTGTTAAGAAAAGGACACCCCCGACAATGAACTCACCTCGATCAGCGAAGCGCGTAAAAACAAAAACTGCGACAAAATCCAAAACAAAAACTGCGACAATAACCAAATCCTCCAAGAAAAAGTCTAGATTTAAACCATGGGTACTATCTCCAAGTAAAGCGATTAATAATTTTATGGCATCTGCAAAGTTGAGGAAAAATTTAAACACGGGTATAAAAACATTTTTAAAGAGACCGGAAGTTATAGCCACCACTAAGAAAATTACAGAAGAAAGAATCAAACGCATCCGTGCCGCAAATCTCATAAAAAAAACATTTGTATCACTCCCGGTGATAAAAGTCATTCGGGTTTTTAATAAATACAAAGATTTCCGATTTTACGGTCGAATAATGGAAAAATTAAATCTACTCGCCGAAAAATACTCTAAAAATATAGCACAATTTAATCCGAATATACCAACTATTAAAAACGTCTTGGCAAGAAATATAGGTCAATGCCACATTAACAACACGCTCGGAAAAAATCCCACGATGAATAAAGTATCATACCTTTTGGCTTTTAGAAAACAGATGATATTTGCTTGTAAAGAAATAGTAAGAAAAGATTTGTTGAAAGATGAGAAAAATTTTATAAAAATGATAGATTTTTATATACATGGTAGACCTTGTATGGAGAATTTAATCGAGGCGTTAACTCAATACGCGTTTGGAGAAGTACATTGGAAAGGTGTAAACCACCTATATAACGTAACTATCAATAATAACCGAACTAAATTAAGAAACCAGACAATCCCCATATTTATGGCAAATCATTTTCAATCTATTCGAAAGGAAGGAAATACAACGGCATATACTAAAAATCGACTATGGAACGCACTAAAAAACAAACCAATTTATGTAGTTACACCGAATGGACCAGCCTATGCCGCCATGAAAAATATACCAAAAGGTCGAAATTTATCCAATGAAGCATTTAATCTATATGCCGGAAACTTATAGTAAAAGACGTTTAAAGTTTAAACTCGTGTATACACAAATGACCAAATCAGAGTTGTTGCTGCAGTCTCTCGATGAATTTTTCACACAGCCTGATAATTTACAAAAGCTCGAAGATATTTTGACACACAAGTCTGGTATATCACTGAGGAACCTGGAGTGGTTCATCACAATTTACGCAAAGTCGAATAATATCGTGTACAAGACATCCAAAGGAAACTTTCCTGTGCATGTCGCGTACAAATCGAGTCTCGTTGGATATTCGAAAAAACTTTTTGACCCATTCTGCCGGACTGAGCGCATCCAGTTCAAGGGTCTAACGACGACCGTTGCGCAGTTGAATTTCATCAGGTGGTGCATCAAGAATGAGATTATAGATCACATTCTCAAAGAAAAACCAAACTTGCGTAACCATCAGAAAACCGAATCATATTGTATCCATAATGATACATGTTAAATGTATAGTTTGTTTCTACATCATAAGCGATCCTCTTGTCCATTTTATATGATATATATGTAGACTTGGACGGAATCTTTGAAAAATCCATAGATCCTCCGGTGTTGTACTCTTTTGGCATGATTCCAAACGAATACATGTAAATCTCACTCGTTGGCGTTGATAAATTGTAGTTGATTGGTTGGAGATACTTGAAGAAATTCTTCCCCTCCACCGCCGGTGTATTCTCTTTATTATTTACAAAGAATGTAAGGTACTCGAACGGATCTCGAGCTTTGTAAATGATATTCTCCGTGTATGTGTACCCAAATTTGAAATGAGAGTCAAACACATCAACAGTGTCTCTCTCGTGATTCTTCTTCCTAAAGAACCAAAACGAAGATGTAACTGGGAAATTGACAGTCAAGTTGAACCTTCCAGCAGACGTACTTATATCAGTCTGCGGTTCGCGGTACACTTTATTTATGACTAAACTCATGGGTTCTAGGTACTTGAGTCGTTCTTCCTGTGTCAGTGTAATTGCCTCTATTACCAGACTTGCCTGGTTTACAAAATCAAACGGCTTTTCATAATTTGTAAAGTAGCTCGCGTTATTAAACTCAATTGTAACATACACCTTTTGGTTCTTGACTGCACATATGGGAAAGAATGGCCGCGTCGTACGATCTCTAGTCTTTCTGTACGGGGAGTGTCTCCGACTGAAAAAAAAATCAAGTGGTATTATGATATCAACTTCGAACGGCTTTTCCGAATACTTCTTTTTAAACTCATCCGTGTTTATGGAATAACCACC